TTATTTGGTTGGATTGAGTGGTTTTTCTTTTCTGATGTAATGTTGAGTGGTACGTGCAGAAGTATGGACAAGTTGTTTTCTTGCTCGTTCATCATCAATCATTAATGAAAGGTCTGTTGCTGCTTTCGCGCGAAGATCTCTCAATTGTACTTGGTTGATCTCTTCGGCTAGCTCTTTATATTTTCTTGATGCCGCATTACGGGTGTCTTTGAAATAATCTGTAAGCGATCTCCGCTCGAGTTTTCGCCCCCATTTATTCGTAAACAGAAACTGATTTTCTTCAGTGATCCGCTTGTCGATAATCTCTTTTAGTTTACCTATAACTTTAATCGCAACACGTTTACCTATTTTTTGCTGTGTAATATGCAGTAAATCGTTGTAAATGTGTGAACTATGGATTTTTACCACGTCTATTGGGCGTTGTCCGGTTAAATACATCACATCCATAATGTCCTTCATATCACCTGTGGCGCAGTCGTAGATTTTATCCAAGATATAATCTTCAATGTACACATCACGGTAATTCACTTTGAATTTTTTAACCCCTGTTGATGGGCTGATCTTTTCAGTGTAACCCCATTCTCTTGCCATGCTCCAAATGTGGCCAAATAACCCAACTTCGATATTTGCGGTTGGTTTAACGTCTTTTCTCCAATCTAAATATTCACGGATGTGTATAGGCTGTATTTCATCAAGGGTAAATGGTGGATCTTGGAAGTATTGGCGTAATTTCTTTATTGCCTGAATGTTTGAGTTTCTAGTGTTCTTTGCTTTTTTAAGCGGCACAATTTCTTTTTCATATCGCTCAAGCACTTCAATAAAAAGGATATTATCTTTTTTCGTCAGATACTGCATATTCAGCTTTGCTGCTTCCAGAATAGCAATATGCTTATCTTTACCTAAAGCAACTTCTTTTTTATCTGCCATCGTGTAGTAGTAATAAACCACGATTGAGCCATCCGCTCTTTTTCGATTCCGACACACTAAACCTTGTGGTAATCCTTGATTAATTCGTTTTCTTGGACGTGCCATAATATCCCCCTTACTAACTTAATACTGCAGACCGCCTTCTTTCCTTTGTTTGTGTAATCGGCTGCGCTTTCTCACCTTTCAAAATTTTGTCACCATCAGATCGTAACACAAGCGGGAATTTTCTATTTCCTTTTGGATGAAGAAAAGGAATTCCGAATTCATTTAAGCTTTTCATCTGATATTTAGGGCAAACATATCCAGTTATTAACGCTAATAATTCTGGACTGCAGTATTCATCAAAAAATTCTCTTCCCATATTTACTCCAATAAAAAACCGCCCATAAGAGCGGTGGTTTGTTAATATTGTTGTGTCTGTTCGGTGTGACAGATTTTGCCGTCACAGTCCTGATTAAGATTTAGGGCGTGCGCCATATACACCACAAATGCACACACGAGCGTAATGATTAATTTGTTCATTTTCTGTTCCTTTTGTCGGATTTTAGGTGTGAGAATCCGCCGCAGGCTTAAAAAAGTGCGGTCGGATTTTGTGGTGTTTTAGAAGTCGATTTTGACTGCTTTTGGATTAAAGCCTCGAAAGTGTTTTAATACACGCCAGTTTGTCATTTGGTCGATGTTAAAATCGCATTGTGATGCGGTTTAAAATTTGATTGGTAGAACGTAACACGCTTAAATATTCGTAAGCCTGTCCGTAGATTTGCCCGCTCATGTTCGAGCCTAAAACGTTAAAGGCTCTTTCAATGTGTTGGAAAGTGCCGATGCCACGTTTGAAAGCAAACCATAACCAAATAAGCTGTTGAAGTTCGTATTCGGTAAATTCAAACGTGTATTTCTTTTCAGGTTCTGGCAGTGCAAGTTGTTGTGGCTTATTCCAATAATTGTACAAGGCTTGATAACATTCTTTTTTGTACATTATCAGAGTTTAGCGAATTTCAGGTTTGCAGCGTTTAATGTCGATACCGAAAAGCCAGCCATTGATATATTCGATGGGTAGGCAGATCATTTGTTGATTTCCACCATTTGAAGGTACGGTTATGATAACCGCTCCCTCTGAAAGCACTTCATCTCTTTGAATGCGTTGTCTTTGTCCATCCCAACATAAACCGATATTTTCGCAGATTGGTTTCATTGCGGTGTAATGTGTGCCGTTTTGTTCGAATGTAACTAGAGATTGGCGGTTGAACTGGATTGTTTGAATTTGAGTTGTCATTTTTTTGTACCTTGTATTTTAGTTAGTATTGATCGCTTAGTTGGCGATCGGGCTTCAACTACCAATACAAGATGGCGGAACTTATTCCCCTAAGGTATTTTATTAGGTTCTCTCGACCCGATCATAAGTGATCTTTACCTAGATTTTAGGTACAAAAAAACCGCTTTTGAATCGGAGCGTTTGATAACCGACTTGTATTGTTAGTGCGGTTATCTTAATCCGAAGTTTGGTGCGGTGTCAATAAAAAATCCCACGTTGTGAAGTGGGATTTGAAAACTATTTACTCTTTAATTTTTATAAATCATCAACGCTTAATGGATTTGATTTCCAGCGTAAAACAAGAATTTCTAAATCTTTAAATAGCGTATCTTTGCGTTCTTTATCTCGAATACTCATTACTGTTGGTGATACAGCATCCCATAACTTTATAAAATTTGAGCAATGTAAGCGTTTAAATAACTGTTCATCTAAAATTCCGTGATTCATTGCTGAAGCGTAAAACTCGTAACGATTTAATACCAGCAGAAGCGAGCTGCGTTCATTCGCCTTTTTTCCATCTTCATTTTGGAAAACGGTAAACAACTGATTTCTATCCTCTCTAACTAAGGTGAAAATCATATTACTGGCTTCAACAAGATCTTTATCTTGATAATCACCTAAAACAACATCAAGTGTAGCTCTTTCTTTTGATGTTTTACGGGTTGATGTTATTGTGCAAACGGCAATGATAGCGGAAATAAAAATGACTGCACTTTGTGTGACTGAAGTCCAATCTTGCAGGGTTAATCCATTAAGATCAATCGGTTTATAGTATTCTTTGAAAAGCAAAAATCCGCCAATAAAAAAAGAGATTAACGATAGTGATAACGTTAACCCCTCTTTTCTTTTTACTGCCTTAAGCTGTTTGATAATTTTAGCCATTCCAACCTTCATTTAAATTTAAACTTTTCATTGTTACCTCCTATGCTTTTTAGACTAAAAAAGCCTACTAAAGTTCAGTAAGCCTAATTAAAATCTACGATTTTAGTTAAAGAACAATGATTGCTTTCGCCAACCACGTGTAATTGTGCTCATTATAGTGTTGCAACTTTATTTTTACAAATAAATATTTGCGGAATTGTCAAAATAAATAACAAAACAGCAAAAGTGCGATTATTTTCTTACTTGTTTTGGATTAATTACAGGCAACACAGGCACAAGTGGTTTTGCTGTTGTTGCCGTTGTTGATGCGCTACTGCGGTTTTCATTTAATGTTGTGGTGATTTTAATCATATCCCCCCCTAAAACGGAATATCGTCATTAAACCCATCTTGTTCAGCTGCTGCGCTTAATGGGTCGAGTTTTTCTTTGTCTTTGGTTGGTTGTTGTGTTTCACTGCTTGCCTTGCAGTCTAGCATTTCAAACGATTGTGTCGCTACTTTAAGTGCGGTGCGGTTATTGCCGTTTTGGTCTTGCCAGCTTTCCTGTTACGCAGATTTTTGAGCCTTTTTGCAGATATTGTCTTGCTACATCAGCAGAGTTGCCGTGTACCACAATGGGTATCCAATGCGTACGTTTAACTGTATTGCCTTGTTTATCTCGGTAATCATCACCGATAGCAAGATTAAATGTGGCAATTTGCCCGCCATTTTGGAATTGGCGGATTTCTGGGTCACTGCCTAAATGACCGACTAATATCACGGTGTTGGTATTACGAGCCATTAGCTCATCTCCTGTATGAGTTGTTGATAATATTCTTGAGCAATTTCTACTCGCTCTTTGATTTTTTCGATGATTTTCTCATCACGTTTAATTGTGACGGTGGTGATACGTTTTTCTTGGGGGATTTGCTCAACCAAGTCAATGTATCGGCTTGGATCGTCATAGCTTGATAATTGGTCGTAAGGGGTAGGGAGAAGAACAAAATCAATTTGCGCTTCATCACAATCCCATAACCACATATAGCCTTGCATTTGTGCGTCATACCCAGCTTTTTTAGCTTTTTCTTCTGCCTCGTCAGCAAAAAAAGGGTGTGAGTCAATATCCCAAGAACACTTGGTGTCGATGATTAATTTTCGACTTGGCACATAAATATCGCACTCGCCTGTAATCCAATCATTTTCACGTCTTTCCGTGTTCTTTTTAAGAGGTAATCCACGTTTACGACCGCTTAACTTAATTAAACCCATCCAACATAACTACTAAAAATAATCCAACATAAATGGGAAAAATTTGGATGAAGTGGGAAGAAATGAAAAAGGCGAAATGAAATAGAGTTACACATAGAGAAAAAGAAAACCCAGCGACTTTTTACGGTCACTGGGTTTGTTTTTTAGGATTGGACAAACATATCGAACTGTCGTTTGGCAATTTCTTCTTTCTGCACGCGTTTGACGATTTTGTAGATCCATTGCAAAGATAAACCATACTTCTTAGCAAGGTAGGCGTGATTATTGCCCGTGAACTCGTTGAAAATTTGCTTTTCACGCTCACAGGCGAAAAGCGACATTGATTTCGGCACATACACATTCAAACCTCCCCAGTTGTAGCCCGTCTTCAATGCTACAATCATGCCGATATTTTCCGCGGTTTCCGCGTCCATTTCGGGGTAACATTCACGCACCGCCATTACCGTATATTTCGCCAAATCTGCCAATAAATCAGGGGCTTTGGTTTGAAAGTCATTATTGTCAAATTTGGCTTCATTCATCATTTACCTACTCGTTTTTTCCACTGTTTTAACTGCTCAATAATAGATGCCGTTTGCTCACTATCCAGCTCACACCAGTCTGCAACGTCCGCATAATATCGAGCAACAAACGCATTCAATGCTGCCGAACTGCTTTCCTCAGCCACTACTTTCCATACTGCCCACAATTTCCGCTGAACGGCAGAAAGGTGTGAAACATCATGCGGTAAGCGAATTTTTGCACCTTTTTGTTGCAATATTTTGACCAGTTTCACTAGCTCTGAATAGCTTATATTTTTCGCAGAATTTTGGTAGAATTGTTTAGATAATAGACTTCGATACGTCTCATCGTCCATTCCCAACTGACTTTTCCCAATATGCACCAGCTGCAATAATCGTTTTCTCATCGTTTACCTCTTAAAATTGCTTTCAATCTTTGTAAATTACTTTCCACTTGTGCCTTTTCCTGTGCCATTTCTTCTACACTTTTGGGCGGTGGTGGCGGAAGCTCAGGATATTCACGCTGTGGCAAGGCTTCTAGCAGTTGTTTTGGCGTAGGGAACCAATCACTAGTCTGCCCAAGTGTCATAAATGCCGTCTCAAACCGCACCTTATCCAACTCCATATCCCACGACTTTTTATAAGTGATCACCCGATACCACGCCTCCAGTGTTGGCTGTATCACATCTTCCGTTGGCGAATTTTTTAGGCGTAACAGCAATAACATTGCCACGCCTTGAGCTAGCACAGGTTTTAGCCATTGATTGTTTTGCCCCATTCCAACGCTCCTTTAATTGCGTTCATTTTATTGCTTGCAAACGGTCGATTTTGCTCAGGATTTTGCACCGCCACCGCTGTGCCGATAGGCTTGTAGCCTGCAATAATTTCCAACAAATAACCGTGCGACTTCATCGGAAGGGTAAAATTGACACGGTTCGCCATCATTTGGTTAATGGCATAAATCCACGCCTCAGGCGGTGCAGGAAACTCACGCCCATCACGTTTGATAGCCTTAGCCTGTATCATCGGTGTGAGTTCGCCCAGCAAGGTTGCCACACGGTCGAACGTGAGTGAACTTTTCGCAGGACGAAACAGCCCCAAATAACGAATTAGGGCTTCGCCTAACTCGCCACTTACTAACAATGCCGCATTTAACGCATCACTGGCAGCTTTGTTGGCAATCAACGCGTCCAACGAATGTAACGCCCCACACGCACTACATTTCACTTTCATTTTCGGTTCTCCTAATACAAGAAAACCGCCCGAAGGCGGTTTGGTTTATCTTAAAAAGTAATACCAAGTTTCATCAGAATCCCTTTCGCATTATGGACATATACTTTTGCGTATTCCGTTTGTCCTTTGTCTAGTGATTTTTCAGCCTGTTCCAGCTGAATAATCGCTTGGCGAAGTTGCATTTTTAAGGCTTCTAGTGTGGAAATCATTGTCTTTTCTCCCGTTTACCTTGCCATGCTTTGCAGTAGGTTTTGCGCGTGTTGCACCACTCACGTTGTTTGAGTGTTACCGCTTGCTTTGCTGCTTCTCCCCACAATTCACTAGCTCGGGCATAATTGCCAGAACGCTCCATTGCTGCTGCGGTTTCTGTTGCTTCGCGATAGGCTTCTTCTAGCACATCGCGGTCGATCTTTGGTCTTCGACTCATTTCCGCACCTCTTCATCATTCGGCTTAATCACAAACTCTTCTACGCCTTCTCGAATAGTTACGCCCGAAATAGAGCGTGCAATATCAGGCTCGGCAAGCATCGCTTCCTTATTGAGCTCTTCTTTCGTGCGAATAAAGCGAAAAAGCCCCAAATTGCGCAGGCTTTCTAAAATGCCGTCAATGCCTTTGGCAACCACTGCAGGCGGTTTGGCACGCCATTGTACTTCTCCGGTGGTAAAGTAAGCCGTCCTCTGTTTGCCGCCGTTAGTGAGCTCTAAACGACGAGTTTCACAAAACGCCTGCACCGCCTTTTGCAACGGCTTCACTTGTTCTTTCAGCGCGGTCAACTGTGCCGTGTATTTTTCATCAACCGCTGCTTTCTCGTCCGCTTGCTGGGTGGTCAATCGCACCTGCTCACGCTCTAAATCGCCGATCTGTTTAATCGCCAACGCCACTTCATCTTGGGTTTGCAAGGCGATTTCTTGCACTTCACTTTTTACTCTTGTTGCGCGTTTAGCCATTTTTTAATTCCTTACTGATTGTGAGTTTGATTTTTCCGCATTTCTTGCCTAACACGGCTTCCAGTATCGTTTCATTGCCATTTACTGAACCATTAAAATGTGTGATACCGCCAAATAACGCCTGTGTAATGCCATCTCGGTCATCTACGAGTGCTTTTGCTAAGGCTTTACAGCAAATCAGGAAATTTTCAGGATCTTTACGAGTAATAGGTTTCATTTTAGCCATTGTTTGTTACTCCTTTTTGGCAAGTATAAGGATAAAAATCTGCGTTAATTTTTGGGGTTAGGCTGCCGTTGGGCGAGCGGAGGTAAACTACACCGCTGATACAAAGTTCGGCATACGCCCACGTTTGCTTTTGTATCATTCCGTCATCACAGCCAGCCAACAAAAATGCGGTTAAAATTAAGGTTGTTTTTCTCATATCGCCCCCTAAACCTGCATCACTACATCGCCGTTCACTTTCGGCACACCTAAACTTTCAGCCAAGTTCATCGCTGCCGTGAGCAAGTTGTTTACTGCGAGCGGATAAAGCAAACTAGTGGTAGTTTTGTTTCTGCCCACCGCCGTTAAGCGTTGTCGCACTGCTAAAAACGCGTCTTCTTCAAAAATATCGCTGAGTTTTTTGCCCACTTTAGCCAAGCGGAACGCCACATAGTTTTCCAACTCTGCATCAAGGGGCGCGAGTTCCACTACTTCACAGCGTTGCACCACTTCGCGGACTTCGGTGTTGCGTTCGGAAAGTTTCAGCTTTAACTCAGGCTGACCAATCAACACAATCGAAATCAGCTTTTTAAAGCCATCTTCCAACTCAAAAAAGCGCTTCAAGTGTTTAAGCGTCGGAATTGGCAAGGAGTGGGCTTCTTCGATGATTAGCACGTTGGAATAGCCCGATTTGCAACTTTCTTTCAACACTTGGTGCAACTGGCGGAAACGTGCTTCAGGCGAACGCTTCACGCTTTGCAGTGGGGCAAGGGTGGAAATAATCGCTTCGGCAATGTGTGCCGCTTTGAGCGTTTTGCCTTTGATGTCGTTGTCTTCCATTGCGATGATGTAAGGCTCAATCACCGCAATCGGGGTGTTTTCGGCGCGAATGCGGTCAATCAAATCACGGCGTAGCGTGGATTTACCTGCACCACTTTCGCCCACCACCGCCATAAAACCACCGTGCTTAGCAGTTTGATAGAGCGACTCACGCACATAACGAATGTCGCTAGTGGCGAAAACTTCGTCAGCCGAGCGAATATCGACGGAAAAAGGGTCAATCGGTAATAAAAAATGTTTCTTAGTGGCTGGAAATAAAGCCTGTTTTGCGAGTAACATAATCTCGTCCTTAATGTCTTGTTTGGTTTTAAGGGCGGAAGCGGTAGGCTCGGTCGCCAAACTTTCCCCTGTCGCTTCCTTTTCTAATAGCGTTGCAAGCGGTTGGTTTATCCCAATCTTTTGCAAAGACACTATTAAACTCTTCTCAAATGTCGCCCACTCCCGCACCCGTTGATTATGGTTTATCAACTGAGAAATGGTCGCAGGCGACACATTCATCATCTGTGCTAACTGCCTTAAGCTCACGCCCTTATCAATCAGCACCTGTTTTAGTTTCAGCATAAAATGCTCCTTCAATAATTTCCCTTCTTTTGTAAAGAGGGGTTAGGGGAGATTTTGGGGCAATCACGCCGCTAATAGTTTCAAGTGTGAGCGTGTCGGCTCTGGCGCCATAAACTCCGCCTTGAACTCATCAAAGCCCAAGCCCAGCAACCGTTCAGCTTCCACCTGCGGTACACCTTGCGGATATTTGCCGGTAATCCATTGATAGCATTCGCCCGTCCACAACTCGCCCCAGCGTGCTTTGCCGTTTTTGGCAAACTCCACCGCCGACATCGGTTTTTGCTCAACACGGCGTGCGTTGGTGGTGAGTTCGTGTTCTTGTCCTTTGTTCGGTAAGAACCACGTTAGCTTGCTCTCTTCGATGTGTTTGTAAGGGTTGATTTCGCCGTTGAATAACGGTGCGTTGGCTTTCTTGGCTCGCTTCAACTCGTCTTCGGTTTCTACGCCATAAGCCAGTTGCTCCGCCTGTTCCTTATTTGCTTCAAACGCCGTTTTGCGGTGGGCCTTGTATTCTTCGCCGATGATTGCAGCATCTACACGGAAGCCTAGTTCATTCACTTCAATCGGCTCCAGCACTACCCAGTAAGGTTTTAAACTCATCGTGCCATCATCAGCAAAAATCTGCTCAAAGCACTGCACTTGCACACATTCAGGGCGGTACGGATTTTTGCCCACCGTGATTTTCTCGCCAATTTTCACATCAGGTACATCACGCACATCATATCGGCGATTTTCAAAGTTGATTTCCAACTTATCGGTCACCAATCGTTCTGTGAGTGCGGTAATCATCAGCTCTTGGCAAATCTCACGGCTGGGCGGATATAACAAGTCATTGGCGTGGATTTTTCGCCACGCACCGTAACGTGTCATACCGTGTCGGCTATGAATAGCTTTGCCGTTGAAATATCGCATCCACTGGTGAGCAAGCTGGTTTAACTCTGCCAAGCCACTCACATTCATAAACCGCAGCCCACTTTCAAATTGGCGTTCCACAATATCATTGCCTTTTTCCACTTGCCCTTTGGCTCGGGCATTATGGGCTTTTGGCACTTCAATTTTCACGTCCAACTGGTTCAGCAAATGGGTGAACATTTGTGACGTATTGGCAGAGCCACGGTCGAACATCAAAATTTTCGGCACACCGAAAAATGGCTCGGCAGGGTTCTCTTTCTTCTGAATGGCGTTAATAAAGGTTTCAGAAATGTTCTCCGCCGTTTCACCACCATACACATATTCCACATAAATCACGCCACTCGCGTGGTCGGTAATGACATACCGCCACACTCGTTGCGGTTCGACTTTCGCCACATTCGCTGGCTTGTTTTTGTAGAATTGCTCCGCTTCCATTACGCACAACCCATTGCCTTTGCCAGTCTCTTTCAGGTAATACAGCACACACAAAGACGGGTCGATTTGCCAAACGTGGTTCGGGTGTCGGCTTTGCAACTGCACCACAGGGGCAGGGCGTAACAGCTGGTCAGGGTGCAAATTGGCATTGCGTAATGCACGCTCCACTGAACTTGCCGAATAAGGGCGAACTTCGCCTGTCTTCTCGTCCACAAACTCCGCTTTCACTTTGTCATTGGCGCGCAATATGTCCAAAATCCGCTCTAACGTTGCCATGGTTTTGCCGTTTTTGCGCCGTAGGTGTAACCAGGCGGCACTAATCAATTTCAGCTCATTCGCATCCATTTGATGTTTCCCCTTGTCTGACCGCACTTTGCGACCACTCGCAGGGCGGTAGGGCTTAATTTGCCGAAGAAAGGTGGCTCGGCTTAAACCGGTGAATGCACAGCCTTCTTCAATAATTTTTTCCTTCTCGCCAAAGCCTGCTTTCTCCACACGCTCGGCATATTGGGCGAGAACGCTCGGTAGTATTGCCATTGCATTTCCTTAACCCACCACTTCCGCATCTTGAATGTGAGCATCACGCTCAATCTCGTCCAAAATGCTCGTTACACTTTCATCTAACTTGCCGTCAGGTTGATAATCTTCTCTCGCCCATTCAGGTAAGGCTTCGCCGCTTGGCGCATCCTCCAACCCGAAGCGTTCTTTGAGTTCTGACAAAATCAACTGATACTCGGCAAGTACGCCACTCATAAACTGCTTGTGGTCAATGCCTGTGGCTTCCGTGTGAGCGGTTAAGGCTTCAAAGGCTTGGAAAACTTGTCCGCGTAGCACCGCTTCTGCTTTGTAAGAAATCGCTGCCGCTTCTTCGCGTAACACGCCACCGCGTTGTTCAGGCGTTTGGGTTTCAATCGCTTTGGTTTTCTTCGCCAGCTCCAAATCTAAGTGGTTAATCCGCTCATTTTTGGTGGCAAGCACTTTAGCCTGTGCTTCATAATCGTCCGACTTGCGTTTCAACTGGGCTTGTAAGGCTTCTTTCTCCTTCGCGTGTTGGGCGGTTAAATCTTCGATTTTCTCAATCAACTCTTCCTTATCAGTGGTGTCTGAATAATCCGCATCCACAATTTCCGCTCGTGCTTCTTCGGGCAGTTGGCGAAGTTTTCGCATTTCGCGGTAGCCTAAGCCGAGGCGTTGGGAGGTTTCGAGGAAGTCTTCGCCAAGTTTGTAAAGATTAGAAATATCTTCGTCAATTTTTTGGCGACTAAAACCTAAAGCACTGCAAAAATCGTCCCAAGTGCTAACCTGTCGGCGGTTTCCGCTAATGTCTAACATCTCTAAACCCTTATATTTCTTAGCTTCTTTAAATTCTGCTAATACTTTAATGTGCTGACACGTCGTCAGTTTTCGGTGGAAATCACTCATCTTGATCATTCCGAGCATTTCATAAGCATCTGCCATTTCCGCTGTCATCGCTTGAGCCGCCATTACCACCGCATCTTGCTGTTCACTTAATCTTAAATCTGTCATCGCTTACTCCTAAAAACCGCCTGTTGCCACACGGTGGCGCATTTCATTAAATCGCTCATTCACTGCCTGCATATCTTGCTCATAGCACACCGCAAGGTTGAGCAGGGCAAAACTGAGTGTCCAGTTGCCGGTGGGCAATTTGCGCAAAAAGCCTTCGCTTTCTAAAATCGCTGTGGCACGAGTGATATTTACCGGCGTTTCATCAATCGCTTCGCACAAATCCTTATTGCTTAAGCCGTCCATTGTTCGCCCTTTCAGGGCTTTCAAAATCCGCAACGCACGCTGCGTGCCGTTAATTTTCTCTTTCATTGTAAAAATCCTTTCTCTTTCAACCGTGCCACCGCATTTGGATCACGCATAAACGCTGGCGTGGATAAATCAATTTGGGTAATTGGATCAATTACTTTGTAACCTTGTTTTCTGAGTAGGTAACTCATTAGTCTGTTTAACAGTTTCATCTTGTTCTCCTATTGTTTTCTAAAATAAAGAGCAGTTAGATTTTTCGCTGTTTTTTCCAAATTGTTAAAGAGCAGGTTGCGTGATTAAGCCGCCGCTTTTAAGCCGAGTTTCACGGCGATTTCATGTCCGATACCACGTTTAGCTTTAATCGTGCCATTCAACACGCGGTAAACATACAATCGGTCATAACCGTGTTCTCTTGCCCAATCAGCGAAAGATTCACCGCGAGCTTCAAACTCGCTTTTCACCTGTTCAGGCGTTTTAACATTCAGCATTTTTTTCTCCTGTTGTGGTATAATTGATAAACAATCAATAAATCATTTATTACATTTGTAAGATTATATTACATTTGTAATGTTTTCAAGGGGAAATTTATGGATTCTTTCAAAGGGAAACTTATTCGCTTAAAAAATGAACTAAATGTGGAAACAGATAAGGAAGTTGCAGAGTATTTGGGAATGACCAATAACGCATTCACAGTGAGAAAAAGTCGAAATAGCTTCCCCGAAAAAGAGCTTTTCGCCCTAAAAGCCAAATATCCAGAATTAAACCTTGATATGGATTACATCTTGCTCGGTCATCGCCATGAAACTTATGAAGCAATGGAAAAAAAAGCGTTAAAAGATATGCCGAAGCCCGATTTTTCAGACAAAACAGGCTTATTGGTGCAGTTATTTATGCAGTGTGATGATCAAGGGCGTGCGGCGATTTTAAGCGTGGCTCAGACAATGGCGGCAATGGGACAAACTGCAGGAACAACTAACATTTCACAGCAATTCAATAACAGCAACATTTCAGGCAGCAACTTTACAGTAAAAAACAACAAATAATGCAGCAATTTAATCACAACATTATTTCCGATAGCACATTCATATTAAATTACCTTGATGGAATGAATGAAGAAGAGACGAAAGAAGTCTTAACACAATTTTCAGATGAACAACTCCAACAGGCAAAGAAGTTGTTGAAAAAAGAATATCGCAGTATTTTTCTTTCACCTTTTACATTTAAATGGTTTTGGATATTGTTGGCGTGCGTGCCACTCTTACCGAGCACAGTAAAATTTGCTCCAGAAATGCTGGCAAGTATCTATGCTGATGATCTTATTATGATGATGACATCAGTGCTTGGCACTTTTGCTGTTGTGTTTTTGATATTCATGGGGCTGATGAATTTTAGTATCGCCAAAATGCGGCTTGATATTGAAGCCATAAACCAACTTTTAAAAGAAAGCCGAAGCCGATTTAAACTTATCGAAAATGAACAGTTTTCCCGTAAATATCAATACTGGAAGATGAAATATAACGTTAAAAATCAACTAACCGACTATATGGAGTAACCAATGAATGAATAAATTACTAGTTGTTGCATTATCAGCATTTATGCTTACTGCTTGTGGTGAAAGCGATCCGAACGCTCCAACTCAAGATGAGAAAAATACTATTGAATTAGCTTTTATTAACAATATACCAAAATCATCAGACTCAGCAATTCGATGCAGAACAAATAAAGTTGCTGAACGTTACTATATAGGGTGTTCGGTAGTAGCCGTTGGAAAACAAAGTAATATTTATTTGTTCCTTTACAATAAGGATAAAGATCCTATTAAACGTTTCTATGCGTTGAATGGTTCAGCTATGTCTAAGTATGACACATATCTCAAGTCAGAACCTATGCTCGGTAGTTACAAAGATACTTTTGGCTTGCCAATGGAAAAGGACATTGATTTGAATGTAGTTCTTAATGAATTTAATAAATAGGAAATAAGTATGAAAAAATCCCTAAAATACGTCGCTTTCGCCCTACTAGGCGTAGCGGCTGCCGTATTTGCCAAAGAACAATTCCAATGCGAAGGCAAACGCACCTGTAAAGAGATGGATAGCTGCGAAGAAGCCCGTTTCTATCTCACTCAATGCGGTGTCAGTAGCCTAGACCGAGACAAAGACGGCGTGCCTTGTGAAAGTATTTGTGGTGGGAAGAAAAAGAAATAAAGTAAGGAGTTATAAAATGGATATTGGATCAATTACTACAACATTAGACGTTGTTAAAAACGTAGTTCATCAAGTCAATTTACTAAAGAATTTAACTGACGATATTGAAAAAGCTACCGAAATTCAGCAAGCTAAACAGAAAGCCTTGGAATTAACTAATACCATAATTTCTTTGCAAGGTGCGATTATGTCTATGCAAACTGATTATATGCTGTTGCTAGAAGAGAATAGGAGCCTTAAACAAGCTCAAAATGAATTAGAAAACTATCAACTTATTAGTTACCAAACCGAAAATATCTTAACAGAAGAGGTTTGGGTCTATGAATATATAGGAGATAAAATGCCTAAACATTATTGCTGCCCAATCTGTTTCGAGAATGGCAAACGTTCAATTCTTCAGAAAACTAGAAAAAACATTACACTAGCATCTGTTGGAGAATTCTTTGAATGTGGAGCTTGTGAGAAAAAATATCGAATTGGTGGCTATGTCAAAAATAAATAAGAATTTATCTAAACCAGTTTAAAATCAGTTCCCACACGCATTAAGTAAACTCCAGTTATCAAGTATTCCTTTGATAACTGGAGTTTTTTTATGGCTAATCCCACCATCACCAAAATCGTGATTCACTGCTCAGCCACGCAAAACGGCAAGCAGTTACGCACCACCACTCAAACCGCCGCACAACGTATCGACGACTGGCACAAACAGCGTGGCTTTCAGCGTTTAGCGGGCAACTACAAGCAATTCAATCCGCACTTACAACATATTGGCTACCACTTTGTGATTGACACCGACGGCACGGTCGAAACTGGTCGCAAAGAGGGCGAAACAGGCGCACACGTTAAAGGGCATAATCTAAACAGCCTTGGCATCTGCTTGGTCGGCGGTATTACCAAAGACAAACGCAATCACGGCGAATATACGGAAGCCCAATGGAAAGCCCTGCACCGCTTGCTTCGCCAATTAGAAGCCAAATATCCCAGTGCTCGCATTTGTGGACATCGTGATTTAAGCCCCGACCTCAACGGCGACGGCACAATCACGCCAAACGAATGGATTAAAGACTGCCCGTGCTTTGATGTGTGGAGCTGGCTGGATAGAGAAGAAATCGTGAATATTGAGCATTTATTTAAATAAATCTCCCCTAACCCCTCTTTACAAAAGAGGGGAACGGTAAAACGGAGAAAAAATAGCCCCCTTCTTTAGAAAAGAGGAGCTGGGGGAGATTTGAAGAATACGGAGAACACAATGAAAAAATTAAGCAATAACGCCAAAATTAGCCGTGCAATCAATAAAGGTCGCACGGTCGCTCAATGGTTTTACTTACGCTGGAGTTACTAATGGCGCTCAAAGAATTGATTACCAATGACAACGGTCGCCTTTCTACTACCGCCTTTATCCAGTTTTTCGGGGCGTTATTGATGGCTGGCATTTTGGTATATGCCGTCTGGCTTGACCGCGCTTATGTAGGCGAACTCTTTACTACCTTCGCCCTATTTTGCGGAGGTGGCGTAGCAACCAAAGGCTTTGCCAATGCGTTAAATAATCGGGGGCGAGAAGAATGATGGCTTACTTAATTTTAGGTGGGGTTGCGGTGGTTTTGGTCAGCGGTGCGATTGCCTGTTACAAAATTCGCAAATCTCAACAGGAAATCGACCGCTTGTTTAAGCAAAACGAGCAACTGCAACAAGAAAAAGTGGTGGCTCAAACCCAAGTGAAACATTTTGAAACGAGAAAAAAGAATGAAGAAAACAACCGCACTTCTGATCGCAATGGGCTTATTGACCGCTTGCAACAGTCGGGTGATCTCCGTGATTAACCCCAGCTGTTCGGGCTTTGGTGTAATCAAGGCAAGCCGTCAAGACACCACAGAAACGCTCCGTCAAATTGCGGTGCATAACGCGACCTATCGGGAAATCTGCAAGGAGACGAACAATGACCATTAACGTGGAATTTTGGCACTTGGTCGGGTTGCTGCTTTCATTCTTAGGTTGCTGTTTTGGCTTTGCCAAGATTTTAGTATCGCAGTTTCAAAATAGTTTGAGTGAACGCCACCAAAACCAGCTCAAAGTAAACGACAAAGTGGAAGAATTGGAAAAGCAATTCAATCAAATGCAGTCGTCCTTGCCGCTCGTTTATGTGTTGCGAGATGACTACATTCGCGGGCAAACGGTGCTGGAAGCCAAAATGGATGCCCTACACAAAACCTTAAGTGATTTATACAAAATGGAGAGTGCAAAATGATGGAAAAAGCCCGCCGAGAAGGTATGCGTTGGCACTTGCTCAATACTTTACACAAAGCTATGCCATACACCACCAGCGAACAATTTTTGCGTGATGTGATGGCAGGCATTTACCCAAATGTCACGCCGCACGAAATCCGTCAGCAGTTGGAATATCTTTCCGACCGCAAACTGGTGGAACTGACCAAACAACCGCACGGCGTATGGTTTGCCGATATTAACCGCCTAGGTGTGGACATTGTGGAATACACCATCGACTGCCAAGCAGGAATTGCACGCCCTGAAAAGTATTGGGCGTAAGGGCAGCCTTGAGCGAACAAAAGAGGAAAAAAGAGTATGGCTCCCCGTTCAAGTATCGAAAAACTGCCCGAAGATGTCCGCCGCTGGCTGGAACGCGCCTTAACTGAGAACGGTTTTTCAGGTTATGTGGAATTGGAAAATCTCCTACGTGAGAAAGGCTATCAAATCAGCAAGTCGGCAATTCATCGTTATGGGCAAAAAATTGAACGCCGTTTTAAGGCAATCAAAGACAGCACCGAAGCTGCACGTATTATCGCTGAAGGCGCAGAAGATAAGGAAGACAAACGTAGTGAAGCCTTGATGGGGATGTTGCAGTCGTCTTTGTTTGATGCGTTGGTCGATATTGAAGAAGCCAAAGATGATGAGATGACCCCGATGGAGAAATTCCAAGCCCTAAGTTTTGCAGGCAAAAATGTGGCATCACTCATTCAAGCAAGCACCAAGCTCAAAGTCTATCAAGCTGATGTGAAACGCCGTGCGGAACTTGCCGCTGAAGAAACGGAAAAAATCGTAATTCAGGCGGGCTTATCGGCAGAAACCGCAGACAAAATCAAACAGCAAATTTTAGGTATTGCATAGTGAAAGAGCTTATTCCCTTTGATCCAAACGAGCTACTGCTAGGTTATCAAAAACGTTGGATAGCAGATAAATCTCAGCTCAAAATCGCTGAAAAGTCTCGTCGAACAGGTTTGACGTGGGCAGAAGCTGCTGATGATGCTTTGATTGCCAGCCTTGCTAAAAAAGATGGAGGCTCTGATGTGTTCTACATTGGGTCAAACAAGGAAATGGCACGCGAATTTATTGACGCGGTGGCAATGTGGGCAAGGGCGTTTAACTATGCAGCAGGCGAAATTCAAGAAGAAGTGTTGCAAGATGAAGATAAGGACATTCTGACTTATGTGATCTATTTTGCATCAGGCTTCAAAGTGAAAGCCCTTTCCAGCAACCCGAAAAACTTGCGTGGTATGCAAGGCGTGGTGGTGATTGATGAAGCAGCCTTCCACGAATACCTTGCGGAAGTATTAAAAGCCGCTCTTGCTCTCACTATGTGGGGTGCAAAAGTGCGGTTGATTTCTACCCACAACGGTGCGGACAACCTTTTCAATGAGCTGATTTTAGATAGTCGGGCAGGCAGAAAACGCTACTCAGTGCATACGATTACCCTTGATGATGCCTGTGCTGAAGGGTTATACCAACGTATTTGCCAAGTCAGCAAGCAAGAATGGACAGCCGAAAAAGAAGCAGAATGGAAAGAAAACTTACTCAATGACACGGCAACCAAAGAAGATGCAGAAGAAGAATACTATTGCGTGCCGAAAAACGGCACAGGCCTATGGCTCTCACGTGCGTTGATTGAACGCCAAATGAGCGAAAGCACGCCCGTAATCCGAATGACGGCAAAAGATGGCTTTAGCCTTGTGCCTGAACCGACACGCTATCAGGAAATGCAGGATTGGTGTGAAACTACGCTTCAGCCGATTTTGCAAACCTTAGATAAAACGCAATTACATTTTTTAGGCGAAGACTTTGCTCGCAGTGGCGATATGACTTCTTTTGTCGTGTTAGCTCAACAGCAAAACTTAACCAAAAGCGTTCGGTTGATTGTGGAGCTGGGCAATATGCCTTACAAGCAACAAGAACAAATTGTGCTGTTTATGCTCAAGCATTTGCCACGCTTCGCCGGTGCAGCTTTTGATGCACGAGGGAACGGGGGCTATTTAGCTGAAGTCGCTCGCGATGCGTTTGGTTCATTGGTAGATTGCGTGCAGTTATCGGAAAAATGGTATCGCGAACACACCGCCCCATTTAAAGCCGCACTCGAAGATGGCGAACTCGACAGCATTCCCAAAGATGCAGATATTCTTGCCGATTTACGTTCGTTCCAAGTGGTGAAAGGCGTGCCACGCATTCCCGATAAACGAACCAAAAGTACAGACGGCAAAAACAAACGCCACGGCGACACCGCAATTTCTTTATTGCTCGCTCATTATGCCAGCCGTCAGCTGGTGCAGTTGCCTGTTAAAGCTCACAGTCGCAAACCAAGAGCCAGCCGAAAATTAACGAAAGGATATTAACCATGATCGCATTTGTAACTTTAACCATTTCTGCCGCTGTGCTGATTTTTTACGACAAACCGTTTTGGTGGGTATTTTTATTGCTTGCCGCCTTTGTGGATTATGAAAAATAAGGAAAGCCAATGACACCAAAAAAACAAGATTTAATCCGCGTCATCGCCAGCCGTGCCAACGCCATTGACTATTGGTCGTTTATGCACTACCTGCCGAACCCCGATCCTGTGCTGAAGAAAATGGGCAAGGATATTTCGGCTTATCGTGAAATTTTATCCGACAGCCACGTTGGGGGCTGTGTTCGCCGTCGCAAAGCGGCAATCAAAGGGCTGGAATGGCGAATTACTCCGACAGGTAATGAAAAAACAGACGAGATTTTAACCGCACTTTTCGACCGCTTGCCGATGTCGCATATTATCAGCCAAATTTTAGATGCCACGTTGTTTGGTTATCAGGCGTTGGAAGTGATGTGGGAAAGCAAAGACGGCTTACTGTTACCAACGGCAATCGTAGGCAAACCTCAAGAGTGGTTCGTCTTCGATGATGAAAATCAACTTAAACTTCGCACCAAAGAGAACATCAACGGCGAAGAACTGCCGCCTTATCGAATGTTGCTGGCAACCCAAAATGCGACCTACATCAACCCGTATGGATTGGGCGATCTCTCGCTCTGCTTTTGGGCAGCGACTTTTAAGAAAGCAGGCTTTAAGTATTGGTTGGAATTTACCGAAAAATACGGCTCGCCTTGGCTAGTGGGGAAACATCCGCGACAAGCGCAAATTCATGAAGTGGAAGACTTGCTCGACAGTATGGAAGCAATGCTCGGCACAGCGGTTGCCGCCATTCCTGATGACAGCTCAATCGGCTTAGTGGAAGGTTCTGATAAAAGCGGGTCATCCGAAGCCTTTGATAACTTTATCAAGTATTGCAAATCGGAAATCGCCATTGCGATTTTAGGGCAAAACCAAACCACCGAAGCGGAAGCCAACCGAGCATCTGCCACCGCAGGGCTAGAAGTCACCCGTGATATTCGCAACGATGACGCCAGCCTTGTAGAAGGCGTGTTCAATCAGCTGTTGAGCTGGATTTGTGAACTCAATTTCAGCGTGGACACCTTGCCAACCTTTGAACTGTTTGAACAAGAAAACATCGACAAACTACAAGCCGAACGCGATAAGCTCTTAACTGAAATGGGAGTAGGCTTTACCGAGCAATATATCCACCGCACTTATGGTTTTGAAGAGGGCGATATTGTGATGCAAGAAATCTCCCCTAACCCCTCTTTACAAAAGAAAGGGACGGATAAGGTGGATTTTGCCGAGCCAATCCCCAAAAGCGTGATTGAGACCATCGGCGAACAGTTGGAAGTAGAAGGCGAAGCTCACGTTGAGCATTGGTTGCAAAGTATTCGCGACCAACTGGGGCAAGCCGAAAGTCTTGAGGATTTCCGCAATCAGCTGGATAGCCTAATCCCAGAACTCAGCTATGCCGAATATGGCGAACTGCTGGCGTGGGGTTCAACCGCTGCCCAATTTGCAGGGCGACAATCCGTAGAAGATGAGCGTAAATAATGGACAAATTCACTTTTGAACAACAGGTGCGGTACTTTGAGAAGAAACTCAACTTGCCCACCAATAGCTATCTTGATGTGCTTGGCGAAGAACACGACTACTTTTTTATGGTCGCAGGAGCAAACCGCAATGAAGTGCTGCTTGCCTTTCGTGAAGCAGTGGACGAAGCCATCAACAACGGCGAAACGCTGGAGAGTTTTCGCAAGCGGTTTGACGAAATTGTCGCTCGCACAGGTTGGGATTACAACGGCGGCAGAAATTGGCGAACTCGTATTATTTACGACACCAACGTTTACGCTGCCTACAATCGCGGACGGTTGCAGCAACATTTAGATTTGGCTGATGTGATGCCTTATTGGGAATATCATCACCACGACAACGCTCACCCACGTCAAGAGCATATTTATTTAGACGGCATGATTTTGCCCGCAAGCGATCCATTTTGGCGTTATTACTACCCCATTAAAGCCTACGGCTGCCACTGCACCGTCACCGCTCACGATGAAGATGATTTGAAAGAGATGGGCAAAACCGTCACCCCATCGCCTGAAATCGAATGGCAGGAAAAACTAGTCGGCACACGTTCGGGCAATCCAAGAATGGTACGCGTGCCGAAAGGCTATGATGTAGGATTTCAACCGCATAATTTTGAACGCTTGACTGCAGGGCGAAATGCAGACGTTGATCAGTTGTTGTTCAATAAGTTCGTCAATGCCGAACCGAAACTCGCCAGCCTGCTGATTGAAAACGTGTTACAAAATCCCCGAGCGGTGATGATGTTAAACGGCGCGATGAAGTTGATGGTAGATACCGTCTCTACCGAAAAACTGGCGCGCGGACAGATGAAAAACGTGGGCGTAATTCCTGCCAAAGTGATTGATAAATTGACCGCACTTGAAAAAGCTCCACAGTCAGCCGTGATTGCAGTTAGAGATGAAGATGTATTGCACGCCCTGCGTGATACCAAGCAAACCAAAGGCATTAACCTGCCGATTGAATTTTGGGAAGACTTGCCTGAAAAGTTGAAAAATCCAACTGCGATTTTGTTAGAAACGGATCAGAAATTACCCACCTTGCTTTTTATCTATGAAACCGAGCAAGGCAAGGTTGCGGTAAAAATGGACTATGAAATCAAACTGAAAGATGAGTTAAGTAAGAAAAAGCTACCTCATAAAGTCAATTTGGTCAGAACAGCGAGTGTATTTACAGATAAGTCGGGAATGCACAAATATGAAGTGTTGTGGGGGAAACTATAACGGTGGTTTGCCTGATTCGAACAGGATAATGAGCCTTTGACAGCACAACCTTTCCAGTAGGAAACCTCCACCGTTAGAAATACTATACGCCCAACTTATTTTTTAATCAATAGGAGAATAAAAAATGACTGAAGAACAAGAAAAATTAAAAGCCTTAGAAGTGCTACCACATTTCCAAGGCTTAACAATTAACGAAGCGCAAGCCGTACTAAATTGGGTTTCAGCTTACATTCACGATTATCAAAAATTTGATATTAGTAGTGTGTTTGTATCTCGTCCAGTAGGCTCAAGATCTTGTCGCGGTTCTGAATGATCTCAATCATCGCTTCACGATAACAATCGCTAGTTGTGCTAATACCTTTAGCTTTCTTTTCCGCCTTAATGGATTTAGCCAATGTAGCGACTTGTGCAACGAAGATATTTTGTAGCAAATAAGTATTTTCTTGCATAATAAATTCCTTAAATTAAAGCGTGGCAACATTACCACGCTTGCATTTTAGAGCGGAATAATCCAATGATCAAAATCAGCCTAAACGACATGCAAGCGGTGGAAAAACTCCACCGTATTGCAAATCAGCTCAAACAACCCCGCAAGCTCTACGGCGTATTGGGCGAAACCTTGAAAAAAATCCACGCGGAACGGTTTAAGCAGGAAGTTGATCCTGATGGTAACAAATGGAAGCCTCTTTCACCAATCACCCAAGAGATAAAAGGCAATGACAAAATCTTAAAACATCGAGGCTATTTATCTGAGAGAACGGCTTACAACTACGATAACAACAGCGTTGAATTTGGTTCAGATGCCAAGTATGCCAGATTGCACCAATTCGGTGGTGTCATTAAACCGAAGAAAGGCAAGCGATTAAAATTTGGTAAAGGCGACAACACCGTCTTCGCTAAACAGTCAAAAATTCCTGCTCGTCCGTGGTTAGGTGTCAATTCACAAAATGAGCAAAAATTATTAGAGAAAGCAAAGGCTGTTCTACAACGCCAAATCGACCAAAATCTATAGTATCGCCCAATTTTCAAAAATAACGCATAAAACGCCCATTGTGGCGTTTTAAATCCCATTCGATAAATTATCGTCTAAATCTCCTTGGGCGTGTTTATAAACACCGATAAACACGCCAAAACGCCCCATTCACTCCCTTCTCACTTTCTCTTTCCCATTTTCATTCCTTAAACCAGTTTAAAAGTAACAAGCGGTCGTTTTTTCTATGATGTTTGCCAACACAAGGAGAATCGAATGACCCTGATTGAAATTTTTAAAGCAGGCAAACGCCCAGATGCACACGGTACAGTAGTGGAAATCACCCCAGCCGATTTGCAACAGGCGGTAGAAGCCTACGATGTCGCCTATCACGAAGCCCCTGCCGTTATCGGACACCCCACAATGGAAGCCCCCGCCTATGCGTGGGTGAAAGGCTTGCAGTTAGACGGCGATGTGCTGAAAGCCGAGCTTGACCAAGTTCATCCTGAATTTGCCGAAATGGTCACAGATGGGCGTTTCAAAAAAGTGTCGGCATCTTTTTACCTTGCCAATAGCCCTGACAATCCAAAGCAAGGCTCGCTCTATTTACGCCATGTCGGTTTTTTAGGCGCAATGCCCCCAGCTGTGAAAGGCTTGCGTAATCCTGAATTTTCAGAGAGCGAGCAAGGCATTGTGGATTTTTGCGAAGAGGCTACTACCCAAGCAACAGCAGCCCCAGCAACTATTAACCCCACTCAAACTGAACCAACTCAAGGAGAACCTGAAATGAGTGCAGAAGAGAAAGCGGAATTAGACCGCTTGCGTGCTGAAAATCAGCAACTCAAAGATGAAAACGCCAAAGCAAAAGCCGAAAAAGCGGAAGCCGAACTCAATCAAGCTAAAGCTGAAAATGCCGACTTTGCTGAAGGTTTAGTGAAAGCGGGCAAACTTGCCCCGATTGCTAAACAGCAAGCGGTAGATTTATTGAACTATGCTTCCACCACAATGCAAGGTGGTGTAGTTGAATTTAGCGAAGGCGAAAACCTACACAGCAAACTCAAAGCCTTTTTGGGGGCTCAGCCACAAGTGGTGAACTTCGGTGAAGTCGCCACCAAAGACAAAGCGGCAGCACCGCAAGATGGTACGGTGGAATATTCCGAAGGCACAAACCCAGCCAGCATCGAAGCTGACCAAAAAATTATGGCGTATGCCAAAGAACACGGCGTGAGCTACACCGCCGCTTTTAATGCAATTTATCAATAGAAGGGAAATTTATGACTGCTCACAATCTCGCAGCACTCCGTGTGCAAGATCCTGTTTTAACCAAATTGGCACAGGGCTATCACAATTTAGAACTCATCGGCGAAATGTTAATGCCGACCGTCGAAATCGACAAAGAAGCGGGCAAAATTCCGAAATTCGGTCGCCTTGCATTCCGCTTACCAAGTACGGTGCGTAACTTACGCGGTACATCCAATCGTTTAGACCCTGAAGACATCACGGCAATCGACGTGGCGTTGGAAGAGCACGATGTGGAATACGCCATCGACTACCGCGAGGAAAACGAAGCAATTTTCTCGCTCCGTCAATTCGCCTTAAACACCACCCAAGATGTGATTGCACTCGGTCGAGAAAAAGAAGTGGCAACGCTCGCGCTTGATGAAAGCAAATACGATAGTGGCAACAAAGTCACGTTAAGCGGTACATCGAAAATCACTAGCAAACAAGCAGACATCTTTGCGATGTTCGACACGGGCATTCGTGCCGTGAAGCGTGCGATTGGTCGCAAGCCGAATGTATGCGTGATTGCAGGCGATGTGTGGGCGGCGTTGAAAGAACACCCTGCGGTGATTGAAAAACTCAAATACTCACAGGTGGCGATTGTAACGCCTGAAGTGTTCGCCAAATTGATTGGTATCGACACCGTGAAAATCGGCGAAGCCGTTTACGAAGAAAGCAATCAGCTTAAAGACATCTGGTCGGACGCTATTGTACTTGCTTACGTTGCACCACGTTCAACCGAACGCAAAGGTACGGTGTATGAACCGTCTTACGGCTACACCGTTCGCCGTCAAGGTGGCTTATTTGTGGACACCTACAAAGAAAACGGTGGCAAGCTCGAAGTGATCCGCACCACCGACATTCACAAACCGCACTTACTCGGTGCATCGGCAGGCTACTTAATCAAAGGTTGCTTATAACCTCAAAAAATCCCCCTCTTTAGTAAAGAGGGGTTAGGGGAGATTTGTAACACCGTTTCACTAGGAGAAAACCAATGGACAAAACCAAACTCTACGCCGTCATCAGTACCATGGCGATTTACCACAACAATCAACGCTATGAGCAAGGCGATAAGCTCGAACTGACTGACGAAGAAGCCGCTCGCATTTCGCTTTATGTGCAATTAGACGAAGCCGAAGACGAAAAACGCAAGCAGGCGGAAGCAGAAGCTGAAAAAGCTCGTTTAGCAGCGGAAGAAAAAGCTCGCTTAGCAGCGGAAGAAAAAGCCCGTAAAGAAGCGGAGAAAGCTGATAAAAACAACAAAGGCGAAGGTAAAGAATAATGTACATTCAGGCACAAGATTTAACGGAAGTGGTGAGCGAAGTGGTGCTTGTGCAGCTCTCTAATGACAACACAAGAGCGACGGAAGTCGATTATGCCGTATTAAACAAGGCGTGCGAATACGCTACCGAAACGGTGGACGGCTATTTACGTTCACGTTATTTGCTACCGTTAAATGATGTGCCAACACTTGTGCGTAACATTTGCCTACAACTGGCTCGCTATTGGTTGTATTCACGCCGTCCTGAAGGCAAAGGCTTTCCCGACAATGTGAAAGAAACCCATAGCCAAGCCTTAAAAGATTTGGAGTGCATTGCCAGTGGCAAACTGCATTTGGGCTTAACAGAAATCGGTGCGGAAGGTGATGACAACTTACCGTCTGCGTTGAAATTTAAAGCTCGCGCACCACAGAAATTGGATTTGTCGGGATATTAGATGAGTAGCACTTTACCCATTTTGCAAAGCATCAGAAATCATATCGAACAGAAGACCACGAGTTTCAGCATCGAACTGTTCCCCGATGACTTAGACCGCTACAACCTCACCGACCAATATGGTGCGGTGTTGGTGCAGTATGCAGGGTCAAAATTTGAAAGTCTTGATAGCACCGACATTATTCAACAACTCCGCAAAGTGCTGATTGCCCTCACGGTGATTGCACGTAGCCAACACGATGACACCGGTGCGTTGGAAATGCTCGACCAGCTTCGCTTAGCCGTCGTGGGTTTTCGTCCCACAAATTGCACCGCTTGTCATTTAATTAGCGAAGAGTTTGCAGGCGAAGACAGTGGGCTGTGGCAATACCAACTGATTATTCAAACCGAAACGTGGCAGGTGGAAGCACACCAGCCGCAAAATTTACCAAAATTTACCGCGGCACGTTATCGCCGCAAAGAACCATAAGGAGAACATTATGGCGTTTCATCACGGAACGAAAACAAAACGCGTGGCAGGCGGTTCTGTCGCGGTGGAAACGGTGGACGGTGCAATTATTGGCATCGTAGGGACTGCACCTATCGGCGCAGTCAATGAATTGACCGTGTGCCAAACCACCAAAGATTTTGCTCAATTTGGTGTGATTTTAAACCAAGGCTTTACTCTGCCTGATGCCTTTGATGTATTGGCTCGCTATGCCGCAGGTAAGGTGTATGTGGTCAATGTGTTAGATCCGAAAAAACACAAAACTGACATTACAGACGAAGTCTTAACGCAAGACAGCACCACCTTAATGGCAAAAACAGCGAAAGCAGGCTTATTGAACATCAGCATTCAATCATCTAGCCAAACCTTGCAAGAAGGCACTGATTACAGCGTAAATTTGCAAACAGGTGAAATTACCTTTACTACACGCCACGAAGGGTTAAAAGCGACTTACGCTTATGCTGATCCTGAAAAAGTGACCGAAGCGGACATCAAAGGCGGTATTGACGCTGCTACCGGCAAACGAAAAGGCTTTGAACTGTTGCGTGATGGTTTCAACCTTTACGGTGCAGATGCCAAAATTTTAATCTGCCCAGAGTTTGACAAAACGGCAAGCTGTGCAGCGGCTCTTTCAACATTAGCCGAACAGTTAAAAGCGGTGGCGTATGTGCAATTGCCGAAAGGCACACCACTTTCAAAAGCGATTCAAGGGCGTGGTCCGCTTGGCACCTTAAATGCTTCAGCAAGCTTTGAACGTGTTCGCCACTTCTTCCCTTATGCATTAGGTTCTAGCAATACGTTGGAAAGTTTAGCGGTGCACGCGGCAGGCTTGCGGATGAAAACCGATACCGACAACGGCTACTGGTTCTCCACTTCAAACCGTCAGTTGCAAGGTGTAATCGGTATGGAAGTGCCTTTAACCGCACGCGTGGACGATGAGCAATCAGAAACCAATCTGCTTAACGCGGTGGGTATTACCACGATTTTCAATAGTTTTGGCACAGGCTTCCGCTTATGGGGTAACCGCTCGTCAAACTATCCAACGGTAACCCATATCATCAATTTTGAAACGGCGTTGCGCACGGGGGATTTGATTGATGAAAGCATCCGCCGCACCGAGTTGCAATTTATTGACCGCCCGATTGATGATGCGTTGATTGACAGTTTATTGGAAACGGTGGACACCTATTTGCGAGCCTTGCCGTCAATCGTAGGTTATCGCGTCAGCCTTGACTACGATACCGACTTGGTGGATGAATTTAGCAAAGGTCACGTGCCGTTGATGTATGAATACACGCCGAAATTGCCTGCCGAGCTTATCAGCAATAAATCGGTAATGACCCGTAAATACTTAGTGAACTTGGTGTCACAACGCTAGAAGGAGAAAATTATGAGTACCGCAATTCATCAGATTGTGAACGCCAATGTGTATATGAACGGCAACTCGCTACTTGGCAAAGCCAAAGAGTTTAAATTGCCTGACATCGAGTTCGAGTTTATTGAACACAAAGGCTTGGGGCTACACGGCACAATCAAACTGCCTGCAGGGTTAAATGTAATGGAAGGCGAAGTGATTTGGGATAGTTTCTATCCTGAAGTGCGAGTAAACTCCTATAATCCTTATAAAAACGTGCAACTGATGGCACGTTCTAATGTGCAGGTATTTGATTCTCGTGGCTTGGCTGCGGAAGAATCACTTGTCACCACAATGAACGTGGCATTTAACAAAACTACAGGCGGTAGCTTGAAGAACAAAGAAGCGACGGAACATTCCGACAGCTTCCAAATTTATTCCATCAAGCAAACCCTTGCAGGTAAAGAAGTCCTTTTTGTGGACGTGCTTGCGAACATTTACCGCGTAAACGGTCAAGATGTATTGCAAAAATACCGCACGAATATTGGGCAGTAAGAAAATCTTTTTCACATAGTGAAATAAAGTTACAAAAATGCTTGATTTCTTTTTGGGGGCGAGCTATTCTGTTCTCGCTCTCAAAAAGCATTTTACAGTACGCCAGCACAGCGTAATTCGTGCTATTTTTTTATCTGAACGCCAGCAAGCCTGTGAGCTTCCGAGCGTCTTTTAAAATTTTTTATCAATGTTCGACGGTGCGAGGAATACAACACCGTAAGGAAATAACTCCGCTGTTTACTGTACAGTTTTGAGCCGTCGAACGCCCTACTCAAAATAGGGTCTCAATTCAGAGGAATTACAGTATGCCAATTACTACCTTTCAAGGCATTATTGCCAACCAGTCTACCCTTCTTGTTAATGCCCGTGAACTTCACGAACGTTTACAAATTTCTACAGCATTTACTAAATGGATCCAACGTCGCATCGAAGACTACAATTTCGCTGAGAACCTTGATTTTATCGAGACGGTCAAATTTGACCGTGTCGAGAGAGGCTTTCTTGGAAGTCGCGAAATTGAGATCAAGGACTACCACATCACACTCGATATGGCAAAAGAGCTCTGTATGCTCGAACGCTCCGAACTGGGCAGACAGGCTCGCCGTTATTTCATCAATATGGAAAAGCAATCCAAACAGCTGGCGTTGCAGTTGCAAGAGCAGGTTAAACGCACTTATTTGGCGGAGAACCCCGAAGTGAAGCAAATTATTCGTTACCGTAATGCAGGCTTAACCCAAGCAGAAATCGCCTTATTGATGAATATGACTCGGCATCAAGTGATTGTTCACTTAAGCAAGCTCTTTCAGCTCGGTATTTTGGAACGCAAAGCCCAAAATAAATACACTAGCAATCAACTACCGCTATTTGCGTAAAGGGGGAATGATGACTAATCCACAAGCATTGCTACAACTTCACGCCGATATGCTTTGCAACAGCATTCATCATTTAATGATTTTGCCTGATATTTTACGTTGGCAGCAGGCTGAATATGAACGACTTACTGAGATTGATAAATTTGATGTAACGGCAAGTTTAGAGCATCTTTCCGATCTATTTTCTGAGAAAATCAGTGCTGTCGTGGCTTCTGCTGAGCAGATTGAGCAGATTTTGTTTGATATTGAAACAGCAAAAGATAAGGTGTAGTTCTTTAAATCAGTTTAAAAGCTAAACCAACCGCACTTTTATAAACTCCTTTGTGAAAGTTAAACAACATACTCACAAAGGAGTTTTTATGTCTCAAAAAGTCGATGCAGTTCGCACCACCATTAAATTATCCAGCCCGATTAACTTACCTGATGGCACAGTCGTTGAAGAAGTCAAAGTGCGTGAACCATTGGTAAAAGATTTTCGTACCGCAAGCCAACAAGGTAAAACAGCAGAAGACCGTGAAATTATCGTTGCAGCACTTTGCTGTGGTTTGGTGTTGGAAGATATGGACTTAATCAAATGGAAAGATTACGTTCAAATTCAACGATTTCTGTTTGGTGCAAGCAGTGAAGATGGAGACGCTGAATAATGCGATTGCCGACATTGTTTGGTGGTTTGGTTTTTCAGCAGAAGAAATTGATGGTTGGACACTAAAAGAACTTGATGATTGGCTTTTTCAAGCCAATCGTCAGGTTAAGGCGGGTTATGTACGAGCTTGACGGTATAGCCCAACAAGCCAAGATGAAATACCAACGAAAGTGGCTGTGATAAACGAAATCGCAGCCATTAACGGTGAGAAAAGTAAAGCAACAATAGAGCCTAAAATTAAGTAAATAAAGCCACCGAAAACGAATGTCATCAAGCTACTTGTTGCGTCAATCATTCCTACCCAATACCACCAACTAAAGGCGATAAAACCAGCGGCAAATAACATTCCTGTGATGACCCAATAGGTTTTTTCAGCAGTGCTGTAACCGCCCCACTCTTCAATAACCTCTTTGAATAAATCAAACATAATAAGCCTCCTGAATTTTTCGTATATTTAACATAGTGAGTAAAAAATGGCAAACAATTTAGTTCTCGGTTTAGTAATTGGTGCTTCATTAAAAGGCAGTTTTTCTGCTGCTTTTGGTAAAGCCAATCGAACCGTAGAAAATCTCTCTAAAAGTTTGGGCAAAGCCACCAAAATGCACGACCGAATGGGGGCTTCTGTTACCAAAATGCAAGCTAAGCAAGCCGCATTACATCAAAAAATGCAGTTGGCTTATCTTTCAGGCGATAAAAGTATCAGCAAACTCACTCGCCGATATGAAAAAATGCAAACCCAAATTACCGCACTTGTTGCTAAACAACAACGTTTTACTTCAGCAATTCAATCTTCTGAGAAAGCTCAGAAATCATTATCTACCGCTATTGATAAGCAAAAAGCCCGCAAACAAGATCGCGATGAATTAAAAGGCAAAATTTTAAAATCTGCGGGTGCAACAGCTTCAATCGCTATGCCAACTTGGACAGCGGTGAAAGGCTATATGGAGCAAGAAAATGCGGCAACCGATCTTAAAATCACAATGATGAAAAAAGATGGTAGTTTTGGTGCATTTGAAGAAATCAGCAAAATTTCCAAAGAGCTGGGGCGTGATTTACCAGGTACTACTAAAGATTTTTATCGCCTTTCTCAAGCTCTGAAAAAACAAGGTTTATCAGATCAGATTCTCAAAAATGGTGCTTTAAAAACTTCAGCAGAATTAAACGTCTTATTAGATATGGATCAGCAATCAGGCGGTGAATTTTTAGCGAAGTTTATGGAATCCCATCGCTTAGATGAATCTGAACTGGCAAAATCTGCCGATTATTTGCAACGAGCAATGTTTGCTGGTGGCTTGAGTAAGGAGCAGATGTATGAATCAATGAAATACTATGCTCCTAAACTTAACTCGATGAAGCTGACAGGAGCAGAAAACACCGAAAAAATTCTTGCGATTGAAGCTATGGCAGGACAACAAGGCTTAGAAGGTTCAACCTTTGGTACAGGGTTAAATATGATGCTATCCCGAATGAACAAAGGTCCGAAGATGATCCGTGATGCCAAAAAAGGAATGAAAGCCGAAGCTCGGGATATGATGGAGTCGGTAGGCGTTGAGTTTAACTTCTGGGATAAAAAAGGTTCATTTAAAGGCGTAGATGGCATGCTCGCTGAAATGCAGAAGTTTGAAAAAATCCGTCAAAAATATGGCGATGAAGGTGTTGGCTTAGTTGCAGAAGAATTGTTTGGTATTGAAGGTGGTCGTCTTGCTGATATTTTAGCTCAAAAAGGGGCGAAAGGCTTGGACGAGATGATTGCCAAAATGCGAGAGCAAGCCAGCCTGCAAGAGCGGATTAAACTCAAGACCGCAACACTTAGCTCTGCTTTAGAAAGCTTAGGTGGCGTTTGGGAAAATGCTGTGGGGGCTTTTGGTTCAGCGTTTGCTGGGGATATAAAATCGTTAGCAAATGATCTACAAGGTTTTATAGAAAACACGCTCACGCCATTTATAAATGAACACAAAACTCTCATTAAATGGGGTGTTGCAGTTGCAGGTGGTTTGGCAGGATTAAGCACTGTTGCCTTTACCACGAAATTTGCATTTAGTGGCTTGGCTTCAGTATTTTCAGCAGCAGCTATGCCATTTAAGTTATTCAAAGCTATTAAAGCAGCAAAAGAACTTGAAGCCTTAACGGGTACAGTTACCAAAACAGGTAGAGTAATGAAATGGCTTGGTTCAGCCTTTGGTGTTGCGAAAAAAGCCTTTATTGGATTAGGAAAAGCTTTCCTCACCAACCCCATCGGCATTGCTGTTGCCGTTATTGCAGGACTGGCTTATTTACTTTGGGATAACTGGGACTGGGTCAGCGAAAAATTCAGTCAAATGTGGCAATGGATTGGCGAGAAATCAGCTCAATGTGGACAAATAATTTCCGATATTTGGAATGGGATCACGACTTTCTTTAGTGGTGTGTGGGAAAACATCATTACTTTCTTCAACTCAGGCATTGGCAACATCACCGCAACTATTCTGAATTGGTCGCCACTCGGTTTATTCTACCAAGCCTTTTCTAGCGTGCTTTCTTGGTTTGGAATTGATTTACCTGCGAAGTTTACTGAATTCGGCTCGAACCTTATTAGCGGTTTAGTCAATGGTATTCGCAATGCGTGGGAAGGGGCAAAACAAATCGTCTCCGATTTAGGCGATGGCATTAAAGGTTGGTTTGCTGAAAAACTCGGCATTCACTCGCCAAGCCGTGTGTTTAAGGGTTACGGTGTAAACGTGGTGGAAGGCTTAGCAATCGGGATGGATAACGCCCAGCCACTCGCCACGGAAGCCAGCAAAAATCTCTCAAGTGCGGTGAAATTTGAGCCTGTTTTAAATAGCGTTGAAACCGCCTTTAAACCGCTGTTAAACGAGAAAAAAGGCTTTTTAGGCACACTGTGGGACGATGTGAAATTCGGGGCGAATTTTGTCGGCAATCTGCTTGGGCTAAATCAATCGACCGATTTCCGCACACCTGATTTTAACCCTAACGCCCAAATCTCCCCTAACCCCTCTTTACAAAAGAGGGAGACCGAAGCGTCAATTTTTCGCGATTATCAACCATTAAACCGAAACGCCGTTACAAATAATGAAACCAATCAGCACAACGGCATTGTAGTCAATTTTAACCCGACCATTAACGTGAACGATAGCCAGAATCAGGGCGTGTTGGAGCAATTTCAGCAAGGTATGCAAATGAGTTTGTATGAATTAGAAAAAGCTATCGAACGAATTATGGATCAGAAAATGCGGAGAGCCTACTAAGGAGAAACAACGATGTATTTTATGCTAGGTAATATCGCCTTTGAGCCTGTCAATTTGACCGATTTCAACGAAACCCATTCTGCAGATTTTGCCGAACACGCGGTGCTCAAAGGCAAGCCAAAACTGCAAGCGATGGGAGAGAAGCTGACAGATTTATCCTTTGCCATTCGTCTGCACCATAAAATCGGCGGCGTGGAAAGTCGTTATCAATCTCTACTTTCGGCAAAAGCCAAGCAAGACGCCCTTGCCTTGATGTGGGGTTCGAAATACAAAGGCAATTTTGTGATCACTGATATTTCATCGACCACACTATTTACCGACGGCAAAGGTAATGCCTTGGCACGTGAGATGAATATCAGCCTGAAAGAGTTTGTCGGCAATGGGCAAGCGGGCTTGCTCGGTGCGGCGTTGAATGTGGGCGGTAAATCGCTGCTCGGTTCGATTTTGCCGCAAGGCTTAGCTAACACACTTTCAACTGTGAAAAGTGCGGTTAGCCGTGGCGTGGAACTCTACAACCAAGGCAAACGTGCGGTGGACGAAGTCCGCAACACCGTTGCAGTAGTTCGCCAGTTGGTACACGACCCCGCGACCGCATTGGCGTATTTGCCGAGTACGCTTGCTAATTTAGACAACGCCTTGGGCGGTTTTGGTGAGTTGGTCGGGATGCAATCCGCCTTTGACAGCATTCGCCAATACTTGCCTGCTGTGAGTGAATTTAGTCGTGATGTGGCAGCGGTGTATGACGATTTACAAATAATGAAACAGAGTTTCAGTCGGGCATCTGCTGATAGCGAATGGAATAACTGGTTCACGCCTGCCGATAATGCTTTAACTGAAATCAATGAGCGACTGGATAATTCCGCAAATTCAGTGGCAAAAATGACCGCTTGGATTGTATTGCGTGAAGATGAAGACGTGGAGATTTTGAATGACACAAACCGTACTTAAACATACCGTCAAACAAGGCGAACGCTGGGATCATCTCGCCTATTATTACTATGGCGACGCACTGGAATATGCTCGCATCATTAGAGCCAATCCACATATCAGCTTTTGCGAAGTGTTGCCTACTGGGGCGACCGTGTTTATCCCTGTGCTCAATGTAAAGCCGACCCAAAACGAAAACCTGCCGCCGTGGTTAAGAGGAAATAATGAGTAAAGTCCAAACGCCCGATTTTTCGCTTTTTTATGAGAAAACCAATATCACGGCAGAGATTGAGCCGTCTTTGCTGGAATTGACTTACACCGACTATTTGGAAGGACAATCGGACGAGCTTTCTGTTTCCTTTGAAGACATCAGCGGTAAGTGGATTCGCCAATGGTTCCCGACACAGGGCGACAAACTCAAGGCGGCGATTGGCTATCAGGGCGAGTCTCTGGTGCAAATTGGGGCGTTTGAGATTGATGAGGTAGAATATGGCTATCGTCCGTCCAGCATTACCTTGCGAGCCTTATCCACTGGCATTAGCAAATCCAACCGCACTTTAAAACCAAAAGCCTACGAAAAAACCACGCTCGCCCAAGTGGTGGCAGCGGTGGCAAATCGCTTGAAACTCAAAGTGGTGGGCAAAATTCGCCACATTCCGATTAAACGCATTACCCAATATCAAGAGCGTGATGTGGAATTTCTTACCCGCCTTGCCCGTGAGTATCATCACAGCTTTAAAATTGTCGGCAATCAACTGGTGTTTACCGATAAAGATGAACTCGGAAAATCTGAACCAGTGGTCGTGTTGGATGAAAGCGAATGTATTAGCTTGCGACTTCGAGATCGGATTAAAGACACCGCAAAACAGGTGGAAATCAAAGGCTTTGATACAAGCGGTAAAAAAGTAGTGAAAAAAAGCAAAAAAGCCACCGCACTTCGCCCGAAAATGCAGCAAGCACAGGCAGCAAGTGGCGATACGCTGAAAATTACCACGCGTGGCGAAAGCCAAGAACAGATTGATGCCAGAGGTGACGCAGCATTAAGCGAGCAAAACGAAGACCAAAGTGCAGGGGATATTACCCTGATTGGCAACCCAAAACTGGTGGCAGGTTCCACTATTCTGCTCAAAAATTTAGGCGTGTTTTCAGGTAAATACTTAATCAAACAATCTCGCCACACCTTTAACAAACAGGGCTACACCACCAATATTGAGGTGCGAATGTTGGAATTTATCCCCGATGATTTGATGACATTAGGCATGGAGATGACAAATGCAAACCCATAATTTTGGTGCGACCTATCAAGAAGGCATTGTGTCGGCAATCGACTCGAAAAGCCACAAAGTGCGGTGCAAAATTCCCGCATTGGAAGATTTAGAAACTGCGTGGCTCTCTTTCCTCACGCCAAACGCAGGCGGAAACCAGTTTTACTGCTTGCCTGATGTGGGAGAATTGGTAGCGATTTTACTCGATGCACGTGGCGAAGGTGGTTGCGTGCTGGGAGCGATTTATAATGAGCAAGACAAAACGCCAGTGCAAGATGGCGACATTTGGTTCAAAAAATTTAAAAACGGCACAACTATTGCCCACTACCGTAAATCAGGTGATTTAACCATTCACACCAGCGGCAAAGTTATCGTCAATAATTGCGAAGTAGAAGTGAACAACGGCAATGTCAAGGTGAACGGTGGCGATGTAATCGCAGATGGTATTTCGCTGAAAAATCATAAACACCTTGAACAAGGCGATGGTAAGCTCACTTCTCCGTCAAAATCTTAGAATTTTTGACCGCACTTTTCTTTAAATCAGTTTAAAAGCCCCCAAAAAAATAGCCTTGTATCATCAAGGCTATGAATACAAATCCGATACACTCAACCCACTGGCAACTTGCACCCACGGAAAACCAAGCGGTGCAAGGCATTGATGATATTCATCAGTGCATTGCCAACATTCTCAATACGCTCAAAGGCACGGATGTGCTTCGCCCTGAATTTGGCTCGGATCATTTTCAATATATTGACCAGCCCGAAGATGTCGCCCTGCCCAATATGGTGCGTGAAATCACGCTTGCCCTGCAACGATGGGAAAACCGCATAGAAGTCGAAAGTGTGCAAATCAGCGGACAAGCTCCGCATTTTGAATTGTTGATTTTCTGGACTTTAGTGGACGATGTATATCGGGAACTTTATCAGACACAGGTGGTGCAATGAGAAAAGAAGACGTGAAAATTGTCTCCGATGATATTAAGCAAATTTTAGCGGACGCCATTGCCGACTACGAACAACGCACAGGTAAGACATTGCAACCTGCCCAAATTGAACGCTCTATTATTCAATCTTATGCTTACAGAGAAATGCTGGTGCGACAAGGCATTAACCACGCTTTTTTGCAAACCTTTCCGCAATTTGCCACTGGGCTAGCGTTGGATTTATGCGGTGAACCGATGGGCTGTTATCGCTTATCAGACCAAGCTGCCGAAGTCACTTTGCGTTTTAGCGTGAGTGGTTCGCATTCCGCCATTGTTATTCCACAAGGCACGCTGGTTGGTGCAACCGACAGTCTATTATTCGCTACGCAAACCGAAGTGCGAATTAACCCGACTGAGCAATATGTGGATGTAACGGCGATTTGCCAAACCACAGGCGAAAGTGGCAACGGCTGGCAAATCGGGCAAGTAAAAACGCTCAAAAGCGAACTGCCAGCCGATGTAACCGTCTCCAATATTGATGTGTCTGCAAATGGTATCGACACTGAAAGCGATGACGACTACCGCAAGCGGATTTTGCTTGCGCCAGAAGCCTTCACCACTTGCGGTTCGGTTGCCGCTTATGAATATCACACTCGTAGCGTGTCGCAAGTGATTTCTGATGTGGCGATTTCCACCCCTCAAGGTGGCACAGTCAAAGTCACGGTGCTTACCAAGCACGGACTGCCGTCAGCAATTTTACAGGAGAAAATTCGCCATTACATCAGTGGAGAAAAACGCCGACCGCTGTGCGACGCCGTGATTGTGGCTGCGCCTGAACGCAAAAGCTATCGTGTGGTTGCTAACTTAGATTTGCTCGCTACCGTCGCCGAAAATGAAGTGAAAGCCAAAGCCGAAACCGCTTTGCGAACCTATCTTTCATCACGCACGCAAAAATTGGGGCTGGACATCGTACCGCTCGATATTCAAAGCGTGCTGAAAGTCGCAGGCGTGTATAACGTGCATTTGGCAAGCCCACAACTTACTGAGCTCACGCCTGAACAATGGGCAGAATGTGAAAGCATCACGATAAACATCAACGCAGGGCGAAAAGATGGCTAAGTTGCAATATCCGTCAATCATTGAAACATCGCCAAAACTGACCGCACTTGCCGACCTTGGCAAGCGGTTTAATTTGCTCGACAAATCGCAAATTATGACCAGCTTTGTGGATTTAGTCCCCACTGAGTTTTTAGAACTTCTTGCTGAAAAATGGAGTGTCACCGGCTATGACGGCTGGTTGCTTGCCGAAAGTATTGACGCCAAACGCAAGCTGATTAAACGCGCGGTCGAGCTGCACCGCTACAAAGGCACACCGTGGGCAATGCGGGAAATTATCCGCCAGCTTGGGTTTGGGGAAGTGGAGATTATTGAAGGTTTATTTGATAAACGTCACGACGGTTCATTTACCCGAGATGGCACATATTTTCACGGCGACCGCTCCAAATGGGCGCATTACCGCGTAATTCTGCAACAAACCATTACTAACGACCAAGCCGATTTACTGCGAAAAACTTTGCGTGTTTTTGCTCCTGCTCGTTGTGTGTTAGCGAGCTTAGACTACCGCCGAGCAGCCCTTCGGCACAACGGTATGGCAATGCGTAACGGCAGATTTAATCGTGGCACAGCTTAACTCAAAAAGGAAACAAAATGGCAAATTTAACCTTAACCCGACAATGGGTGGAAAACATCTATCAATTGGAAACATCCGACCCTGTAATGGGCGGGCCAGACGGTATTGATAATCGCCAAGCCAAAGAGCTAGGGGCGAGAACCAATTATCTAAAAGACCAAGTGGATGAAATCAACCAAGACCGCACAGGCTACGCCCCCAAAGCCAGCCCTGCGTTCACTGGCGTGCCAACCGCCCCAACGGCTGCGGCAGGGACGAATAATGCGCAAATTGCGACTACAGAATTTGTAAAAACCGCAATTGCCGCATTGGTGGGTTCTGCGCCTGCTGCGTTGGACACGCTAGAAGAATTGGCACGAGCATTAGCAGGTGATGCAAACTTAAAAGCGACGTTGCTCGCTGAAATCGGGAAAAAAGCCAACGCCACTGATTTTAATGCCTTACATGATTTATTTGTTGGTATCCCTATCCCTTATCCGCTCTCTACCGTCCCAACAGGTTGCTTAGCCATGAACGGACAACGGTTTGATACTCGTCGTTATCCAAAATTGGCACAGAAATATCCGTCAGGGCAACTACCAGACATGCGCGGTGAATTTATCCGTGGTTTGGATAATGGGCGGGGTGTAGATGGAAATAGGGCTTTATTAAGCGATCAAAAACCGAGCATTATGGCTATTGACAATGATATCGCCAATTTAGCTGCAACAGGTATCGTTATGTTAGATGATTCGACAGTTCAGCAAGCTGCACAACACGCTTCTGCCGATTTATTAAATAGAAATGATTACCCTAATGTTGGTTTTGTCTTGAATGCATTCAATGATACTGACACAAGAGATAAAGCAATCCAAGATAAATATACTGCGGCTTCAGGTGTTAGCAGAATTTTATCAACACCAGGCTTAGCAAGGGGATGGGGAGCATTTGGTGTACGCCCCCGCAACATCGCCTATCACTACATCTGCCTAGCCGAATAAGGAGTACAACATGACCGTAACATTTAATCAAGACGGCTTTGCCGAAACCAGCGGTGAAATCACCGTGCATTGCACTGACAACCAAGGTATTTACAGCCACAGCACAACCGAATATGTGAGCGAAGGCGGAAGCTTTGCGGCAGGCAGTTATTTAGATGCACCGCCACAACCGAAACAAGGCTTTGTCATTGTACGAGCAGATAACAGTTGGCAATACCAAGCTGACCATCGTGGCATCTATTACAGCAAAGAAACAGGAGAAAAAATAGAACATACCACACTAGGTGAATTGCCAGAAAATTTAACCGCACTTGCGCCACTTGCTGAACCGTGCAAATGGAATGGCACAGAATGGGTAAAAGATGAAGAAAAAATTGCTGATAATTTTACAACAACCCAAACTCGCCTTATCGCCAACATTGACGAACACGCGGCCAAAATCTACAGCACTTGGACGAGGTTTGAATCTGAGTATCGCGAACGACAAGCGGCAGCAGAAGCCTTTAAAGCAGCAAATTATGAGGGCGAGTGCAGTCGATATATCTCAGACTTTGCACAACGCGCAAGACTGGACAATAAGACCGCCACAAACCTGATTTTGACACAGGCAGCAGGGCTTGAAAAATTGCAAGTTGAGTTGGCTAACCAACGCATGCGCAAATATGAGCTCAAGGCACCTAATCTTACGCTTGAGCAACTGCAATCAATCCATGATGACATTATCAAGCAAATGGATAACTTGATGGAGGCATATCAAAATGGCTAAGGTTTATTTGGCAATGTACAAACACAAGCGAGACTGGCGCAAAGAGCCCGTCAAAGCCATCGCTGACCGTATTACTCGATTTTTCACTAAGGGGAAATACTCGCACTGCGAGATTGCCATTGAGCGCATTGAGTTTGGTAACGGTCATTATTATGAGCATACAACAGTATATGACTGCTACTCCTCATCGGTACAAGATGGCGGGGTGCGTTGCAAACAGATTGATGTATCCGATAACACCAAATGGGATTTAATCCCACTCAACGATGTCACCGAGCAACAAATCAAAGCCTATTTTAACCGCACTTCTGGCAAAAAATATGATTGGTGGGGTGCGTTAGGGATTGTGCTTGGCATCAAACAAAAACGCTCAAAATATTTTTGTAGTGAGTGGTGCTTTAACGCAATTTATAACAGAGATGAAGGTTGGCGATTTAGCCCAAATCAACTTTCTGCAATGGTGCGTAACAATGGATAAAACAACGATTAACCTTTACCGTGGCGATGACGAGGAATGTATTGTTCGTCTGTTTGAGAAGCTGCCAGATAAAACATTAAAACCTCTCGATTTGAGTGATATAGCGCGCTTTGATTTGTGGGCTAAAGTCAGAAACACCCCAGTGCTAACACTATCATCAACAACAGGTGAAATCGAAGTTATAGATGCTCAAGGCGGTGTTATTAAGCTTAATATTAACCACGACTTAACTAAGGAGGCAACATGGACAAAGGCTGATTATGATTTACAAACAATAACAGACACTGGGCGCATAAAAACGCTGATTAAAGATGGCAAAATTTATATGCAGTTAGACATCACACCTCCAATAGATACGACACAATGAGCGAAATGATAGCAACTATTGAGCAACCACAAGAAATTGTCGCGGTAGTTGAGGCAGGCACTACATCAGCTGGCTCATCGTCACTAGCAGCATATAATGCAGCATTACTTAAGATCTACAACCAAGCTAAAGAGGACTACAAAAATGGGAAAAACAGAAATTAACCAACAAGACCAAGGATTTGCCTATCAAGTTGGCAAAGACATTGCTCAATTACAAGAGGCCGTCGCGGTATTACAAACCGCAACTACCGACCAACAAGGGAAAAAACAATGGGTGCAGAAAGTGACGGCTAAACCAGGTACGGTTTTTGGCGGGATAGTAAAAATCAAAGTCAATCCTAACCTGGTCAACAAAATTTGTGCTGTTAAGTTAGGGGATTATTCGCCGACATTCGAGCAGTTAGGCGAATACTTCGAAACACCAAAAAATGAAGATTTTTTCCCTATTTATTTTATTGCCCTTGCAGACCAAGAGGAACATGTGGATTTTGTGAGTGAGGTGGGGTGACATTTAATGAAAGGAGAATTTAATGTTTGAAAGCGTAAATAAAATGCAGACAATCTCGGCAAGCAAGCAAGCAAGCAAGCAAGCAAGCAAGCAAGCAAGCAAGCAAGCAAGCAAGCAAAGTGTAGTACAATTTAAACAAGCTCCGCTACCTTTTGTGGGGCAAAAACGAATGTTTTTGAAACATTTTGAGACGATTCTCAACGAAAATATCAAAGGCGATGGAGAGGGTTGGACGATTATTGATACCTTTGGCGGTAGTGGTTTATTGAGTCACGCGGCTAAACGGTTAAAACCGAAAGCCCGCGTAATCTACAATGATTTTGACGGCTATGCGGAAAGGCTCGCTCATATTGACGACATCAACGCCTTGCGTTCACAACTTTTTACTGTTGTTGGCAACGCTACGCCAAAAAACAAACAAATGCCAAAGGAATTAAAAGCAGAATGTGTCAAAATCATTCAAGCGTTTGACGGATACAAAGATCTGAATTGCTTGGCGAGTTGGTTACTGTTTAGCGGTCAGCAAGTAGCGACCATTGATGAGCTATTCCAAAATGATTTCTGGCATTGTATTCGCCAGTCAGATTATCCAAAGGCGGATGGTTATTTGGATGGCGTAGAAATTGTGCGGGAGTCATTCCACACGTTGCTACCGAAATTTGCGGATAATCCCAAAGCGTTGTTTGTATTAGACCCGCCTTATCTCTGCACCAGACAAGAAAGTTACAAGCAAGCTACGTATTTTGACTTGATTGACTTTTTGCGATTGGTCAATATTACACGACCACCTTATATATTCTTCAGTTCAACAAAGTCGGAATTTGTGCGATTTATTGAGTATATGCAGGAAGATAAGGTGGATAATTGGCAGGCGTTTGATGGTGTGGAAAGAATTGTGGTAAATGCATCGGCGAGTTATTCAGGAGGATATGAAGACAATATGGTCTTTAAATTCTAAGAAACTGTAATATTATTTCACTATATGAAAAAAGCGAGATGAATAATTTATCTCGCTTTTTTTGTTGCGGTTATGTTGCGCAGGTTTATCCAAGTCAGCCAACTTTGGCAAGACAAGCAGGAGTATCAATAAAAACTATTCAACGTGTAATTGAGAAATTAGAAGAACTTGGTTTTGTAAAAACACTGAGAAAAGGTACAGGAAATAAATCATCTCTATACCAACTCATTTTCTATTTAGGGTCTAGTCAAAATGTCGCCCCTGACAATTTGTCGGGTAGTCAAATTGTCCACCCAGGGTAGTCAAATTGTCCACCGATCCTATCAAGATACTATCAATGATCCTATTAATGAACCTATCAATAATACGGACGGTGCGAAAAAAACGAAAAAAGTATCTGCGCTTAATCCCGAAACGGTAGTTTTGCCTGAGTATGTTGATCGTAAAACTTGGATTGCTTATTGCCGAATGCGAAAAGCGAAACGAGCGGAGATTAAAACCGAAGAAACGCTTGAGAAGTGTTTGAGTGATTTAGAAAAATTCAGTGGTGGTGATCCGCAAAAAGCGATTGCAGTACTGGAACGTTCGATTGGTAATACTTGGACTGGGTTATTTGAAATTAAAAATTATTCTCCAGTAAATCCCAATAAACCCAATGCCCACACAGGCTTTCAAGAGCGTAAATACACTGAAACAATCCCTGATTTTTATGCCGATGCGGTAGAGGCGATGGAGCAACAAAATGGCTAAATTAACCGAATTACACGCTGAGTTAGCAAAATTGGAACAGACGTTGTTGAGTGTTGAGAAAATTCAGCAAGAGCCAACGGCTAAGCGTGGTATTTGTGAGACAAATTCTAACCATGGCGAATACGCTTATCACGAAAGTACGAATCAGTTAATGAATCGAACATATACGTTTAAGACGGCTTGCCCACATTGTACCGTAGAGAAAATTACGACGTTGAAAAAAGAGATTCAAGTAGAAAATCAAAGCGAAATTTTGCGTTTGAAAACATTATCAAATATCCCGATGCGTTTTGCCCATTGCAGCTTGAGCAATTATGAACCTGTGAATGATGGTGCTAAAAAAGCCTTAGCTTATGCGACACGCTATGCGGATAAATGGCTTGACCGTTTGGCAAAAGGTGGTGGTTTAGTATTTTGCGGTAAACCAGGGACAGGCAAAAATCATTTAGCTTGTGCGATTGCCAATAGCATTATCGAAAATCATCAAGCTAAAGTATTAATCTCAAGCGCATTGCGTATTGCTCGTGATATCAAAAACTCTTGGAGCAGAGATAGCCAAATTAGCGAAGAACGGGCAATTAAAACCTACACAGACAAAGATTTGCTGATTATTGACGAAATTGGTATTCAGTTCGGCTCAGAAGCGGAAAAAATCATTTTATTTGAAATTATCAATACTCGTTATGAGCAAATGAAACCCACGATCTTAATCAGCAATTTATCTGAACAGGAGTTGGGTACTTATATCGGTGAACGAGTATTAGATCGCATGATGGAAGGTCAAGGGGCAATTATTGCATTTGATTGGGAGAGTTATAGAAAATGACACACTTTGACAAAGATACCTATCCAACATCACTTTCACTATTTAACCCGATTCATACTGAATTTGGCTTCACGATTGATGGCGCCGCACTGCCCCACAACGCAAAACTTGAGCGATATGTAACGCCTGAAATGGATTACTTAACTTACCCGATACAAAACGAGCGCATTTTCATCAACCCACCATTTAGTGATCCGTTAAGTTTTATCAAACGTTCCGTCGAACTGTTTGAAAATCACAACTGCTTAGTGGTTATGTTGTTGCCGGTTGACATTAGCACGGAATGGTTTTCGTTAATCACTCAAAAAGCAACAGAAATCCGTTTTATTGTTGGCGGCCGCATTAAGTTTTTAAGTCCTCAAACGGGTTTATGGACTGATGTCTGCCGTGGTAATCACTTAGCGATATTTGACCCGCGTCACCGCAACATGGGACAAGTTATCCGTCATGTTCACATTGATGACCTAGGGAAATTCGAATGGCGAGCCAAAAGCAGAAGAAAACAGTAAGCCACGCAGTTAAATATGCGAACGGTGCGGTGGTAGCGGAAACAGACTATGACCGCAATTTACTAAAAGGGCTACCGATAGGAAGTGCAGTAAAAATTACACCTATCGGAAACAATCGAAACTATCAACATCACAAGAAGTTTTTCGCGCTACTCGATGCGGGTTTTGAATACTGGCAACCTGAATTTAGTGTACTAAGCCAAGCGGAAGAATGGATAGCGCAGGCTGTTGCAAGAGAAATCGCAGTAGCGGCCAACGATGAAAATCTGTATCAGAACGTAACTAAACCGATAGCAGATAGCGTGCTGGCAAAAGTGCGATCGAATCGCGAATCAAAATTAGATTATGAGGGCATGAAAACCCTTGAAGCGTATCTCGATCATGTGATGAAAAAAGCGGGGTTTTACGACATCAAGCCGGCACAAGACGGCGGAACAGTTAAAGAGCGTTGGTCAATCTCATTCGCGAATATGAGTCAAGAACGATTTAACGATGTGTATAAAACGGTGTACGGCGTCATCTGGAACGAAACGCTTTGTAATATCTATGAAGATGAAGCGGCACTAGATAACAAGATTAATCAATTAATAGGATTTTGCGGTTGAGTTATCAAGTAACACTTGATAACTGAAAGTGCAGTCAATTTTAGAGGTGAAAATATGGGGAAAATAGACTATCGAAAAGAAGCAAAGGGGCGAGAATGTATGGTTCGCTTGCCTGGCATTTGTAATTTTAATTCTGAAACGACAGTACTTGCTCATTATCGTATGGATGATGGAGTAGGGAGAAAACCGAATGATAAACGTGGCGCATGGGCTTGTTCTGCTTGTCATGATGAATGCGATCGTAGAACGCGGAAATTAGACAATGAATTTGTTCGGTTAGCTCATGCGGAAGGCGTGTTTCGTACTCAAGATGTCTTAATCAATGAGGGAAAGCTATGAGTGACTGGCTTGAAATCTGCCTACCGTACCCACCGAGCGTAAACCATTACTGGAAGCACACAATACAAGGTAAGCATTACATATCAAAAGCAGGGCGGGAATTTAAACGCATTGCTACTGAGGTTTGTTCGCAGTTCAATCCATTTGAAAGTGCGGTTGAAATCAAGATGGAAATCTACTTCCCAGACAACCGCCCACGTGACCTTGATAATTTACCTAAATGGATTTTTGATAGCTTGGTCGGTGCCGGATTAATTAAAGACGATAACCGCAAAATCATCCGCAAATACTCAATCGAGGAAAAAGGCGTAGTAAGTAAAGGTAAGTCAATCATTAAAATTAGAGGTATCGATGCGCAAATTTAGCGAGCTTGAACTGACCGAGGAACAGGAAGAATTTGTTGATAAGCACATGTATCCATGGGGTGCGTGGATTAGATTGGGTAGATTAGACAAGCCTCAGTTTAATATCATCGCTAAACTGATGAAAAGCGTGATTCCGGCGGAACCAAGCGAACCGGTTTGCAGCGATGAAGTCAGCATGATGATTAGTGAGCTTATCGAGCAATTCTTCTTCAAGAACGACCGCGCTTTACACTATATCGTGTTCTCGTATTACGTAAACAAAAACACGATCAATCGCATAGTCGTTAAACTGCGTGAAAACTGTGGAGAGATGAAAATGAAGCCGTGTGCCGGTAAGTCAGATATTCGCATTCCGAGCCTTAAAACTGTGAAAAGGAACGTTGAAAAAGAATTAAAATTGGCAAAAGCAATAATTCACGAACTGCTTGTAACTGGTTTCGTTATTCTTCGAACTGGACGACAAAATGCAAAAAGTATCAAGATTACCTATTGACAAACCTTGTCATCTTGTCCTATCATTTGAATGTATGGTGGTCGTCGTGTAAGTGATGTTCACCGAATGAATTATTTACAAGCCCTGATCGGAAACGGTCGGGGCTTTTTGTTATCAAATTATAAGGGCGTAGTCTAATGGTAAGACAGCGGTCTCCAAAACCGCTAATTGAGGTTTGATTCCTTGCGCCTTTGCCATATCACAAGCTCACGTTAATGCGTGGGCTTTTTTATTGCCCTGTGAATGGGGTGGAGTATGAGAATGTTTAAAGACCCGGGAAATCAAACTTATGTATGGTCAGGGTTTTCTGGTGTACTAGCTTGGTTAGGCGACCAGAATAACCTTATGTTGCTTAGTTTGGCGATTGGTATTTTGACCGCACTTGTTAATGTCTATTCAAAATGCGCCGAAGGACGAATGATGAGACGAGAAAATGAGCGCAAGGAAGAAATACATAAGGTGCGCATGGAACGGTTAAAACGAGGGCTACCTGATGAAATTGACGAGGACTAGGACCACGCTTGGTGTAACAGGATTTGTCTGTGCAGTATCGAGCATTATTACGTTGATGTATGCTCAGTTCGGTGAGGAGCTTATTCTTAGCCCTAAAGGTGCAGAGATTATTGGCAATGCAGAGGGCTGCAGACGAGATCCATATAAATGCCCAGCTGATGTTTTAACTGTTGGCATTGGCTCAACTTCATATAGCGGTCAGCCAGTCGATCCAAAACATCGATACACAGATTTAGAAATTGCGGAGCGCTGGAAAAACGATATACAGGTTGCTGAGAAATGTGTGTTGAATTATGGCAATGGCCGAGCATTACCACAGTCTGTTTTTGATTCTGCCGTATCTATTACCTTTAATGCAGGTTGTGGCGCTGTTCGCAACTCAACCTTATTCAAACAGTTACGTTCGGGCAACTATCACCAAGCCTGCCATGAATATCCCAAATGGGTATATGCAGGTGGAAAGATATTACCTGGATTAGTCTCTCGTCGAGAAAAAGAGAAAGCATTATGTTTAGCCGATTTGAAACAGCCTTAAAGCTAACCGCACTTTGCTTGATTTTGGGCTTGTGCGGTTGGACTTGGTATCAATCTCAGAAGATAAGTAGCTTAAAGGCCGAGAACCAAGCACAAGCCCAAACCATTCAGCAGCAATCAGAATCAATCATCCAATTGAAAGCTGATATTGCTGAGAATCAACGTATCACGTTAGAGCTTTCTAAAGCTGAAAACGCATCAAGAGAGGAACAAAATGAAGTTCTTAATTCTATTCCGAAAGCAGAAAAGCAAAGTGGTGTATTTAATACCGCTGCTCCTAACAGTCTTATTAACTTCCTGCGCAAGTAAACCGCAAGTTGTACATTGCCCAGTATTACCTGTGGCTTATATGGCTCACTTAGATAAGACTCCTTTTAATGGGGGGAGTTATGGTGATGTTGCGCAATATGCTGTCATCTTAAAACGTGAACGTGATGTATGTTTAGAGCGAGTTGATAAGATTCGTGAATGGCAAACAGAGAAGTTAAGTAAATAAAAGGTGAGTGATAATACTCGCCTTTTTTATTTTGGTGGGAACTATGCCAGCAAGAATACCCAAAGCCTGCCGAAAGCAAGGCTGTAAGAACACAACAACGCATTCAAGTGGTTATTGTGAACTGCATTTAGGTTTCGGATGGCAACGACACCAACAAGGCAAGACGGCAAGCCAACGCGGTTATGGCTCACAGTGGAGAGCGTTGCGCACCGTCGCCTTAGAGCGTGACAAGTATCTATGTCAAGAGTGTTTAAAAAAAGGTAGATATGTTACAGCAACAACCGTTGACCACATCATAGCTAAAGCACATGGTGGCAGTGACAATCTTTCAAACTTACAAAGTTTATGTAATTCATGCCATAAATTCAAAACCGCAAGAGAGCGCTTGAGATAGCGTTTGAATTGCGGTTAATTCTACACGGGTAGGGGGGTAAATCTCTATAGGTTTCATCTATTGATACCGCCCGTTCAACTCAATTTTCACAACCGCGAAATTAAGATTTTGAGGTAAGCGCCAAAATGACAGGGAAGCACTTGTTCCGGGGCGTGGGCGCAAGCCTAAGCCTACGGCAGTTAAGAAACGGCAAGGCAACCCTGGTAAACGAAAATTAAACGAAAATGAATTGGTTTCTGAGCAATTAACGATCGACACCCCGCCGCCTGATGATTTGAATGATGATGGCATTGTAATGTGGCACTTTGTATTAAAAGAGCTTTGCCCGCAGGGTATAGTTTTGAAAACCGACTTAGAAACCGTTGCTAACTATTGCATTGCGTATCAGAACAGAAAAGCCGCTAACGCTGATATTAAAAAATTCGGTGGAACTATTGAGACGGAAAGCGGATTAAAGCGGAACCCTGCTTACACGACCCTGAAAGAAGCACTGGCTGATATGGCAAAATTCGGCTCGTTGCTTGGACTTGACCCAAGTAGCCGGAACCGACTAATGAGCAATGCCGATACGCAATCAAGCAATCCATTTGCGGAGTTATTCCAATGACCGACAATGTGAAAAAAGCGAACAAATACGCAAAGGACATTGTTTCCGGAAAAATCCCCGCTTGCCGACTGGTGATTAAAGCCTGTCAACGGCATTTAGACGATCTGAAAAATCAGAAAGACAAAGATTTTCCTTTTCGCTTTGATGAAAAACTGGCGGAACGGGCTTGTAAATTTATTCAACTTTTGCCACACACCAAGGGGGAATGGGCGTTAAAGCGCCAGTTAATCACGCTTGAACCTTGGCAGTTGTTTGCGGTGATGAATGCGTTCGGCTGGCTGAAAAAATCCAATGGATTGAGACGTTACCGCGAGGTTTACACCGAAATCCCTCGCAAAAACGGGAAATCGGCAATTTCGGCGGGCGTTGGTCTGTATATGTTTTGCGTTGATGGTGAATTTGGTGCGGAGGTGTATTCCGGCGCGACAACCGAGAAGCAAGCATGGGAAGTATTCCGCCCTGCCCGCTTGATGTGTAAAAAAAACGAATTGCTTTGTACTACATTTGGAATCGAAGTAAACGCATCTAATCTTAACCGCCCTGCCGACGGATCGCGCTTTGAACCGCTGATCGGCAATCCAGGTGACGGTGCCTCGCCGAATTGTGCGATTGTGGATGAGTACCACGAACACAAAGATGATGAGCTTTACACTACCATGCTCACCGGTATGGGTGCACGTCGCCAGCCGTTGATGTGGATTATCACGACGGCGGGTTACAACATTGAAGGTCCTTGTTACGACAAGCGCCGCGAAGTCATTGAAATGTTAAACGGAACCGTACCGAATGATGAATTATTTGGACTTATCTACACAATCGACGAGGGAGACGACTGGACAAGCCCAGAAGTGCTACAAAAAGCCAACCCAAATTTTGATGTTTCAGTTTATGCGGATTATTTGATAAGTCAGCAGAAACAGGCGATCAATAATCCACGCTTTACGAATAAATTCAAAACAAAGCACCTGAATGTTTGGGTATCAGCGAAAGAATCCTATTTCAATATGGTGAGTTGGGAGAAGTGCTACGATGAAACATTAAGTCTTGAAGATTTCCAAGGTGAAGAAGTTTTCCTCGGTCTGGATATGGCACGAAAGCTCGATATGAACTCACTTGTGCGGGTGTTTAGTCGAATTATTGATGGTAAACGCCATTATTACTGTATTTCTCCATTGTTTTTTGTGCCGGAAGACACTGTTTTTAGTATTGATACTGCTTTAAAACGAGTGGTGGATAAATACCAAAAATGGGTAGTCAGTGGGCATTTAATCGCAACCGACGGCGCGGAGGTTGACTATCGCGAAATCCTTGAATGTGTGAAAGACACAAACAAGGAACATCAAGTTAATTGCGTGGCAATCGACCCGCACGGCGCGATCGCAATCTCTCACGATATGGCGGATGAGGGATTAAACCCGATTACCATCACGCAAAATTACACCAATCTATCCGATCCAATGAAAGAACTGGAAGCGGCTATAGAATCAGGGCGCTTCCACCATGACGGAAACCCAATCATGATGTGGTGTATCGGTAACGTGGTCGGTAAACATTCTTCGAGGAATGATGACATTGTCCGTCCGGTGAAAGAAATACCGGAAAATAAAATCGATGGTGCCGTTGCGCTGATGATGGCAATCGGAAGAATTATGCTAAACGAAGATGACGGGATATTTATCCCGGACGAGGTATTAACGCTATGAGAGCATTATTTATTGATCTAATCGGCTTGATCGGATTGGGCGCATTATGTACCGGCGTTTACCTACAATATGGCGTCGCTGATACTTGTATTGTTGGCGGCGTGCTTTGCTTGTTATACGCCATTATCTCATCTCGGGGGCATAAATGATTTTTGATAAATTATTTGCTACGCGCTCCCTTGAAAATCCGAAAACGCCGTTGAGCGCCGAGGGGGCTTATGATGAGTTATTCAGCGGCGGACAATCACGCACAGTTAATGCCGACACGGCGATGAAGCTAAGCGCGGTTTACGCGTGCGTTTATGTGCTATCAAGCGCCATTGCTCAATTGCCGTTACACGTTATGCGCAAAGACGGTAAAAACATTGAGCCTGCGCGCGACCACCCGTTATTTTATCTACTCCATGACAGCCCTAATTTTTGGCAAACGTCGTACAAAATGCGGGAGTACGGACAAAGTGCGGTACTTTTACACGGCAATTCATTTTTACACATCGTCCGCAGCCGAAATGGTGAAATTAAATCGATTGAAACCCGTGAACCGTGGATGGTGCAGTTGCTTAAAAATGGTAGCCGTTATGTTTACGGCTATTACGGCGATGATGAGACGTTATCAATTACGCCTGATGACATGATCCACGTAAAAGCCCTTGGGACCTCCCTAAAAATGGGGAAATCCGTTATCCAACAGCACGCAGAAACGATCGGGCTAGGGCTGAACGCGAAAGATTTTGCGGGAAGTTTCTTTCTTGGAAATGCTCGCCCCGCCGGGATTGTCAATGTAAAAACGCCGCTTAATGAAAAAGCGTGGGAGAGTTTTAAGAAATTCTGGGATAAAGCCAGCGCGGAACGAAAAGTAAAGAAAATAAAACAGTGCTTTTACCTGGTGAGCTTGAGTATAAAGCGCTCACGGTATCGCCCGTAGATACCGAACTGTTATCAATGATGAAGCTCAACCGCTCGGAAATTGCTGGGATCTTTAACGTTCCTGCGCACATGATTAACGACTTGGAAAAAGCGACATTTTCAAACATTTCGGAACAAACCATCCAGTTTATCCGCTACAGCTTAATGCCTTGGATCGTGAACTGGGAGCAGGAAATTAACCGCAAAGTATTCACGCAAGCCGAACGCAAGGCGGGTTATTTTGTGAAATTTAACCTCGGCGGAATCATGCGCGGCACGCCAACCGAAAGAGCGCAGTTTTATCACAACGCGATTACTGATGGCTGGATGTCACGAAACGAAGCCCGCACACTCGAAGACATGAACCCGGTTGACGGACTGGATGAATATCTTGTTAGTGTTAATGCGGCGCAGCAAGTCAAATCAGATCAGAAAAAGGAGAACGAACCTGATGAGTGATATTGAAAAACGATCATACGTTGGCGAAGTTCGGGCGGAAAGTAAAGATTCTGAACCAACTCACATCATTGGGTACGGTTCGGTTTTTAATACCCGTTCGCAATTAATGTGGGGGGGTCGCGAAATCATCATGCCGGGTGCATTTGATGACGTACTGGATGATGACGTGCGTGGATTGTTTAACCATGACCCGAATTTTATCTTAGGGCGCTCAAAAGCGGGGACATTATCGCTAAGCGTTGATGATAAAGGGTTGCGTTATGACATTATCGCACCCGATACGCCGACCATTCGCGATCTTGTTATTGCCCCGCTGCAGCGCGGAGATATTACCCAATCATCATTTGCTTTTAATGTCGCCCGTAATGGTGATGAATGGTATGAAGATGATGAGGGCGTAGTAATTTGCGAAATCCATAAAATTTCACGTCTTTATGATGTTAGCCCGGTGACTTACCCAGCATATCAAGAGGCAAACAGCACGGCGCGATCACTGGACGCGTGGAAAGAAGCCCGCAATAACGGTGATATTCAGAAAGCCGTACACCAGAAAGCCGCACGAGAGCGTTTTTTAGCGTTAATCTCTGGCAAGTGAACAAATTCAATTAAACCGACCTCACCATAAAAAGTGCGGTTTTTTTATCTCTAGAGGAAAACATAATGGCTAGATTACATGAGCTACAAGAAAAACGTCGCAATATTGCCGCGCAAATGCGCACTTTACACGACAAGATTGGTGATAACGCTTGGACCGACGAGCAACGCACTGAATGGAACAAAATGAAAACCGAATTGGACGGAGTAGATGCCGTAATTTCGCGTGAAGAAGAACTTCGTTCGATGGATGAAAAATTCGTCAAAGAACAAGAAGCGGCGGAAGCTGAAAAACGCGCTAAAAAAGACGGTGAAAAAACTTTATCCGTTGATGAGCGTCTCGGTCAGGCATTTAACGCATTTTTACGTAACGGTCTTACCAATTTAACGCCGGAAGAACGCCAAGCATTAAACGAAATGCGCACCCAAGGCGTAGGTGTGAACGATCACGGCGGTTATACCGTGCCGAAAGAAATGCAAACACGAATTGTTGAGCAGATGAAAGCCTATGGCGGTATCGCGTCCGTAGCGCAGATTTTGACAACCTCCGACGGTCGTACAATCGAATGGATCACTGCCGATGGCACAACCGAAGAGGGTGAGTTAATCGGCGAAAATACCGCTGCCACCGAAGCAGATACATTATTTGGTATCGCTAATCTTGGTGCGAAAAAACTCTCGTCCAAAATCATCCGCGTATCGAATGAATTATTGCAAGATAGCGCAATCAACATCGAATCTTATTTAGCTGACCGTATCGCTCAACGTATCGGGCGCGCTGAAGCTAAATATCTGATCCAAGGTACCGGTGCAGGTACTCCAGCGCAGCCGAAAGGCTTAGCGGCAAGCGTGATAGGCACAACTCAAGCAAAAACTGCTGGTGATGTTGGCTGGTTAGATGTTAATGCACTATTGCACTCTCTTGATCCAGCTTACCGTAACGTGGGTAATTCTCGTTTAGCCTTTAACGACAACACCTTTAAAGTGTTGAAAGAAATGGTTGACGCTCAAAACCGCCCGTTATGGTTGCCTGATGTTGCTGGCGTGGCACCATCTACCATTCTTGGTAAGCAATATGTTATCGATCAAGGGATCGCCGATATTGCCAAAGACGCGAAATTCTTGTATTTCGGTGACTTCAACCGCTTTGTGGTGCGTCGAGTGGCGTACATGACATTGAAACGTTTGGTTGAACGTTATGCCGAATTCGACCAAACCGCATTCTTAGCGTTCCACCGTTTTGACTGCGTGCTTGAAGATACCTCTGCAATTAAAGCGTTAATCGGTAAATAACCAATAAAGTGCGGTTAATTTTCGACCGCACTTTTCTTTTTCGGGGGCGTGATGAATATCACACTTGATGAAATCAAATTGCAGTGCCGAATTGATAGCGACGATCAAGACGATTTACTTCAGGTTTACCTTGAAGCCGCCAAAGCGACAATCGAAAACTACACCAACCGCAAACTTTACGACTCATTGCCAGACAATGCGCCTGATAGCGCACAGGAAATTACAGGTGATTTGAAAATAGCGATCTTAATGTTGGTGGCATATATGTTTGAAAATCGTGGTGGATGGAATGAAGGGCAGGGAGTGAGTAATTTTGATTTACCGCCGACTGTGAGAATGATTATTGAACGTTATCGGTTTATACACGTATGAACATCGGAAAATTACGGCATCGAATCACATTGCAGAAGCAGGTCAACACCGTAAATGACTACGGCGCTTCGGTGACAACATGGAAAAACGTTGCAACCGTTTGGGCTGATGTACGCCCCTTGTCTGGCCGGGAGTATTTCTCGGCTCAACAAGTGCAGTCGGAAGTCACTACGCAAATTTGGCTCCGTTATCTTGACGGGATTATGCCGACAATGCGGGTTAAGTTCGGTAAGCGTACTTTAGAGATTGTGTCGGTACTCAATACGCAGGAGCGCAATGTATCGTTGCAGCTTATGTGTAAAGAGGTGATTAATGGGTAGCATAACGGTTCGCGTTGATGGCTTGAAAGAATTGCAAAAAGCAATGCAAAGCCTTGGGCGAAAGACCTCTAATCGTATTGCCGTTAAAGCAATGCGTAAAGGCGGTGCAATAGTGCGTGACAAAGCGCGTATGCTCGCACCAGTCTTGAAAGAAAGCGTGCCGCACAGACGTGCAGGTACATTAAGAAAATCCATTCAAAGCCGTACGAAAGTTGGTAAAAGTGGTAGAACTGACACCTATATTTGGGTGAAGGGGCTTTCGATCAAGCAAGTGCTGAAATTCAAGGAGAAAGGCGGTAAATCCAGCGCGTACAATCCACGCGATCCGTTTTACTGGCGTTATCTTGAATTTGGCACATCTAAAATGCCAGCGCGCCCGTTTATGCGCCCCACCTTTCAGCAATCGAAAGATCAGGCGGCGCAATCCATCATTGACACACTGCAACAAGAAATAATCACGGAGGCTGGGAAATGACATGATCCAACAGAAACTTTTTAGCGCCCTGTCGCCTTTGGTGTCGGGGCGTTGTTTTTATGGGCTGATTCCGGAAACAAACAAGGCTTTTCCGGTGATTGTGTATCAATTTCCAAACATCTCGCCAAATTCAGCGCTGGAGGACGGCGATCTTGATGATTATCAGGTTCAGATTGACATTTACAGCCAAAATCCTGATGACATTTTCAGCCTTCGCAAACAGATTTTTACCGCACTTTCGGCAGAGTTCGATTTTGCGGAGCGTATGAATGATTTTAGCGATTATGAAGCGGATACAAAGCTACATCGTCGCGTAATCAATTATCAAATTGCTTACGGAGAATAAAACATGGCAACACAAACAACCCCTTTCCAAGGGACAAAATTTTATTTAGGTGTCGGCTTAAACGAAGAAAAAGCCGTTACAGCCGTTACGGTAAAACCGAATGCGACAATTACCGCAACCGGTCATGGGGCTAAAGTCGGTGATTTTGTCAAATTAACTGGTCTTGGCTCTCTTGATGGTTATTACCCAGTGAAATCCGTTACAAACGAAAAAATTACGTTGGCTGATGAAGTGGATTGGAGTAACCAAGACGCGCCGACCTCTTTCACAACAGCAAAAGTTGCAACCGTTAAATGGTCATCTAACTTCTGCGCAATCAAAAACATTGAAGGCGACGGTGACACGCTCGGCGAAGAAGATGTGACAACCATGTGTAGCGAAGGTACCGAAACCGAAGCGGGCGAAATTGAGTATGGTTCAATTAAATTGACATTCTTCTACGCCCCGGCAACGCCAATGCAGCAGGATTTGCGTAAGAAATTCTACGGCAAAGAAACTTTCCCGTGGATGATGGTTTTGAAAAATAATCAAGGTTCGCTTTATGGTACCGGCTTTATCCAAACTTCACAAAACTGGAGCGGTGAAGTTAAAGGTAAGTTTGATTTTGGTGTAACCATTAAAAAAGCAAAACGTGACTACCATTTGCCGGTAGCTTAATCTGCGCGGCCGCACCTAAAAAGTGCGGTCATTTTTTTGAATGAATGGAAGAATTGAAATGAGTTTACGTGAAAAGCTTTTAGCAACAAAACCCAAAGTCGCACCGTTTGAATATAAGGGCGAAACTTACTATATCCGCGATCTATCTGTTGGCGAAAATAACCAAATTATTTACGGTCAGCGCGAACACTTAATTAAATTAGCCTTGGCCCAAGGTAAAGAATTAAATTTGGACGATGAAGACGAATTGCAAAAGCAATTACAAAACATTTACGATCCGAATGCTTTACCGCGTGGAATTGCGCTTCGATTATGTGATGAAAACGGCGTTAATCTGTTTAATCCTGACAGTGAAGAAGATTTGAAGCTGATTTCTAAACTCGGTGGCGGCATTTTTGATGCAGTGAATAAAGCCATTATGGGGCTTAATCCAAAAAACTCACCGACCGGCGCAAGTTCCAAATAAATCTTAGCCTTGCGTTGGGTAAAACATTAAGCGAATTTGACCAAATGCCCGAAAGAGAGCTTCAAGAATACGAGCTATTCTATCAAGAACAACCTTTCGGGCTTTGGCGGGAAGATTACCGCACCGCACAAATCAGCCACCTGTTGGCGATGATAAACCGCGATCCGAAGGCTAAACCGCCTGAACTCTCGGATTTTATGCCCTTTTACAAAGAAAGTGCGGTCAATGACGAAGAAGATGACGGCACGGCAGAATATTTAGCCAACCGCTAACCGACTAGAAATAGTCGGTTTTTTATTGCCTGTAAGATAGCGATGTACACGCGACAAGCGGTGTTTCCATTCTCCACTCACTGCTTCTTATAGACCACCTTTTTGTGGAGAAAACAGGAGAAGATATGCAAACATTAACTGCAGAATTTTTAGGTAAAGAAGTTACTTTAGTGGACAACAACGGCGTAGCTTATGTGGCAATGCGTGAGATTGTGGAAGGAATTGGGTTATCTTGGGGGACTCAATCAATTAAATTGAACGAGAATAGCAAAAAGTTCAACTGTTTCCATATCGAAACAGTTGCCCAAGACGGCAAAAATCGTGAAATGCTTTGTATCCCTATTAAAAAACTGAATGGCTGGTTATTTAGTCTTAATCCGAACAAAGTCCGTGCTGACTTAAAACAACGTCTTGAAGAATACCAAGAAGAATGTTTCCTTGCTTTATGGGATTACTGGACGGAAGGTGTTGCTCGCCGTGATGAAGTAAAACACAAAAAAGAAGCGTGGCAAGCGAAAATGGCTGACTATAAAACACGTTCAAGCCAAAAAGGAAAGGATTTGAATGCCTGTAAAAAAGAAAAAGCTGAACTTGAACGGGAGTTTTACCAAATTCAGCAAATGGAATTATTCATGGATATTTAAGGCGTGGCTATGACTACCATATGCGATCAAAAACATCACAGAAAGAAGACTTTATGTTACTTCTTAGGGGGCTTTGGTGGACTTTTAGGGGTATAGCTTTCTTGTGAGTATTCTTCAGTCATTAGAAACTTTCTCCGGAAATAAAAGCAATCAATTTTTGTCTACAAGATAATTCGATATTGTTCTCATATTCTAGCTGAATTTGAGTGCGTTTTTGTGCAATATCTTCAAATGCTCCCACAATTTTAACATCATTGGACTCAATATTTTTAAGTTCGGAATCAATATTGATATTACTATCTAAACGAATGCTAGAAATAATTTTTCCATATCGTTTATGTTGCTGTCCTGCTAAAAGTGCAGATTCATCAAATTTATAGACAAAATTGAGTGCAGAAACAAAAGCAATAATTAAGCCTGAGAAAAAGTTCCAATACTCTATATTTACAGTAGGGAAAATTTTAGTTAGGTTAATTGCTATAGATGAGCCGAGCAGAATCTGTATTAAAACTATCACACGAGAAATTCTGAGATTAAATGTTTCATAAATCTTGGTTAAGTTATGTGAATAATATAAAACAAATTTGCTATCAACATTCATAATTGAGTCCTTACTTTTTAGGTGGATTAGGCTTTGGTTGCGGCGGTCGTTTGGGAACATAGTTCTCATTAATCGGTTGTGCCATAGTATTCTCCTATGAAAAAATTGTATTGTGGTTGATTCATTATAATTTTAAAACGAAGAAAATCAATTCTCCTTTGTGTTGTGCTGACCTAAAGGCAAGTTCCCGATCTTGTAAAAATCGGAATTTAATTTGTAGTTGACGCAAGAAAGTTTGAGTAGTACTATTCCCCCATAGGTGTCGTAGCCTTAAATCCAAAGCGGAAGTCCGCACCCGACAGCATAGCGGTTTTTTTATGCGTAAAATTTGTGATCTCGTTTAGTTTTATTGCCATTAAGACTTAACACGCATAAACCAATTTCATCTATGCCGAGAGGGCGAGGAATAAAAGACCTTCGGGGAATAACTCCAGCCGACTTTGGACGGTTTACGAACCTCTTGGTCCCTATTTAGGGTAAATCTTAATTTCGTAAAAAAATCCAAAGGAGACATTCTATGTCTAATCAAACTCAACTCTCTACATTCAGCTTTGAATCAAAATCCATCCGCACTTTAGCCATTAACAATGAACCTTGGTTTATTGCCAAAGATCTTTGCGACATCTTAGGCATTAAAAACCCAAGTCAAGCCTTGGAAAATCTAGATGAAGATGAGCGGTCTATGTTTAACATAGGTCGGTCAAAAGTGCATGGTGGTGGCGGTGAAGTAAACATCATCAACGAAAGCGGAATGTACACTTTGATCTTACGCTGCCGTGACGCAGTGAAAAAAGGATCTGTTCCGCACCGTTTTAGAAAATGGGTAACAGCGGAAGTTTTGCCGGCAATTCGTAAAACAGGCAAATATGAATAGAAAACCACGGTAGATGATCGCACAGGTCTGCGCAATGCCGTGAATATGCTCGTGAGCAAAAAAGGCTTAATTTATTCCGATGCTTATCATTTAGTCCATCAACGCTTTAATGTGGAATCAATCGAAGATTTAACATTAGAGCAATTACCGCAAGCAGTAGAGTATGTTCATAGAATTGTGCTTGAAGGTGAGCTTATCACTGAACAGAAAAAAGATGAGCTATTCATCCGTGAATTTACAGAGCATGACCTACAACAGCTCGTTTGGGCATGGTTTGCTTTATTGCGTGGCACGGAACTTTGCCAAGTGCTTCACCCAGCATTAAAACAAATTGGTTCGCACTACGCTGCTTCCGTTTATGGCGTGGCTTACGAATATCGCAGTACTCTCCGTCAGGCACATAACGTATTGACACGCATTACAGAGCAATTTGAATGCGAGCAAGGAAATAACTGGCGTGTCTTAAAACATCTTCGAGCCTATAACCCTAAAGCAACAGGCTTTCAGTTAGACATCCTATAAAACAACACAAAATCCGACCGTACTTTGGAAATAGGGGGCGGTCGTAAGGATAAAGTATGAGAAGAGATTGGGAATTAATTCGCAAAATCCTCATTAAATTAGAAAGCAAAGTGGATGACACTCCGCTTGATAGTGAAAGTTTTAGAGGGGTTTATCCTGAAAAAGTCATTTATCATTACAAGATTCTGGCACAGGCTGAATTAATTCAAATTGAAGATAGCTCCACAATGGGAGAAGAGGACTATTCGGCAATTAATCTTACTTGGTCGGGGCATGAATTTTTAGATAAAATTCGTAATGAAACAGCTTGGAATAAGATTAAAAGCATTGTAAAGACAAAAGGTGTAGATTTGTCATTTTAGGTAATCAAAACTGTTGGTCAAATCGTTATAACGTCATTATTTACAAAATAACGGAAGTGGCAATAAAGAATGTACTTTTTATTGCTATTTTTATATGTATTTTGTACATTAGAAGCATGAAATTAAACGTTGAAATGCTGGAGGGAATATGGAATTTTTAGAAAGCCTTGGTGTTGTTTGGCTAACTTATAAATTAAGAAGAGTCATTTTCCTTTTGGTTGTTGTTGGATATATTTCTTTTCTCGGTTATATGTCTTTCGGTGGTGGTTTGGCAGGTTCTCCGTTTTGGGTTTGGGGCTTGTTTGCATTGCTCAATGGCATTACCGTTTTAGTGATTGGAAATATAATTGAATTTAATGTTGAGAAATCTCAGCTGCACAAGTAATCGTTAATTAATTTTTAGAAAAGGTTCGCTTTGGCGAGCCTTTTTTTATGGAGTAAATATGGCTGGCAAATTAGGTTCACTGAATATTAATCTGGCTTTAGATTCAGTCCAGTTTTCGCAAGGATTGGAGCGAGCACAAAAAAGTGCGGTTAAATTTGCCACCACAACAAACAGCAATCTAAATTCGATTGAGCAGAATGTACAAAGGCTGACGAGAAGTATCCAAGGCGCGGATCGGTTAGTTAAGATAAATTTGTTTGCCGGCATTCCGGTAAAAAAAGTGTTGTCTTTTGCTGACGAATATACCGAACTTGGGAACCGCATTAAACTTGTAACGAAAGATCAGACGGAACAAGCGGCAGCAATGCGGGATATTTTTGACATATCAACCCGTACATATCAAAGCCTATCCGCAACCGGTCAGGTTTACACCAAATTAGCAAATGCAGAAGAGCAGCTAGGGCGCGCACAAAAAAACACGGCAAATTTAACGGAAACCGTTAATAAAACTATTGCGCTATCTGGTGTAAGTGCGGCATCCGCTGAAGATGGGTTATTGCAATTTAGCCAAGCGTTGGATAAAGGCGTATTAAACGGACAAGAGCTCACCTCAGTTATGACCCAAACACCGGCACTTGCGAAAGCTATTGCAGACGGTTTAGGCGTGCCGATCGGCGCCCTAAAAGAAATGGGTGAGAATGGCGAATTAACAGCCGAACGTGTTATTGGTGCACTTGAGAAAGTCAAAGATAAAATTGATATTGATTACGCTACAACCGTTACGACGGTTGGAAATGCGCTGGAAGTCTTAAACACTAAAGCCGTTAAATTTGTTGGTGAGTTAGATAAATCTGTAGGTGGTTCGGATAAGGTTGCTAAAAGTATTTTAGTTGTCGCAAATAACATGGATGCCGCCGTCGCCGCAGGATTGGCTCTTGTCGGTGTTTGGGGATCTATAAAAGTATCCCGTAGCATACACGATTATGCCTCTCAACGTGTGGCGATTACCCAAGAAAAACAACTTGCGCAAGCCGTACGCGAAAGAGCGGCGGCAATGACCGAAACTACCTCAGCAACATTGCGTCAGGCTACGGTAGATTATCAGGCGATGAAAGCACGCATTGATAATTTGAGAGTGGCGCAACAACAAACTATCGCCGAGCGAGAATTATTAGCCACACAATTACAAGGCTCTAACGCTTCTGCACGTGCCGCCGGCATGGTGCAGTATAACGCACTGAAAGAACAGGAGAAGGTAATTACTCAACAGCTTGTCGTAGCTGAGAGAGAATTAACGGCATCGAAACTGGCATTGCGAACCGCTTATGCTGAAAACGCAGTTACCCAAGCAGCGGCTAATGCCGGGTTGGCTCGATCAAGTATCTTGATGACATCTTACCGTGCGGTTGTGCGAGGAGCGACAGCTGAACTTAATTTGATGAAAACCGCGTTTTTATCAAATCCTATCATGCTTGGTGTTACTGTTGTTACAACATTAGCGGCGTTTGCCGGATATTGGTTAAATACGGCTGACGCGACAGAAGAAGCCACTCAAAAGGCCAAAGAATACACACAATCAATCGATACTAGCAAAGAAGCGCTACAGCAGATGACCGCCGTAGCGCTGAATAAGCAAGTTAAAGATCTTGAAGAAAGTCAGGTGGCATTTAAGAAAAATGTCGAGGACAAAAAGCGCTTTGAAAAACAGATTGAATCATTGAATAAAGGTTGGGAGAACTACGGATCTGATAGCTGGTATCAGTTTGAAAGCGAAGCAGAGCAACGTAAGAAAATCCAAGATAAGCTAATTGATTTAACTTACGAACTTGAAAATGCTCAAAAGGATTTAGATAAATCAACCTAGCAACTCACGGCAACGCAAGACGAACTCAATGAGAAGTTGGGCAAAGGCGTACAAAAAACGCCTGATGTCACAAATAAAGTACTTGTATTTTCCGGCACTCTTGATGATTTGAAATTATCCACCGATGACGCGAAAAAAAGCCTGAATGAGTTGTTTTCGATGATGTTTGGCAAGGGTACGACCGCAATCAAGCAAGCGGACGGAACTATCAAAGCCTACGCCAGCGACAAATTGAGCGCCGCATATTTAAAAGATATGGCGCATTTGAAAGGAGAGCAGGAAGAAACCAAGCTCAAAGGAAAGGCGTTATATCAACATCGCGGACTGCGCGAGGGGCAGGAAAAGGGCTACACCGGGAAAATGCTTGATGATTACGTTGCTCAGTACACCCAAACGAACTTAGCGAAAGACGAGCAGAAAGGCGGTAATAAGAAAGGCTCGAAAGTCGATTACGACAAGCAATACACAAAAGAACTTAGCGAAATGCAGAAGAAGTTGTCGGAAGTAAAAGCCAACGCTCAAGACATTGCTTTATTTGGTCAGCCTAGCCAATATCAGGAAGTAAATAAACTCACTCAAGATATTGTTGCCAATGCTGAAAAATATGCTCATTTCGGTGCAGAAGGTATTGTTAATTTAAAACGCCTTGCGAGTGAAATAGATAGTGCTAATCAGGAAGTTGCAATCAATCGATTAACTTCTGAAAACTCCGAAAGATTACAGGCAATGGAGTTTGAATTAACACTACTTGGCAAAACCCGCCAAGAGCAAGAATTAATTCAATATAACCATCAGCTTGATCTCGAGGCGGCTAAATTAAAAAATGGCATGGGCGAGAAAAATATCGCTAAACTTGATGAAGAAATTGCCAAGTTGAAAGCACGCCGCGCAGAAATCCAAAAGCAAGCCGAAGAAGCGCGCGGAAGTGCGGTCGAAGGTGTTAAACAGGGAATGGCTACAATTGAAGAAAATGTAACAAATGTAGCCGGCAATATGAGTAATGTGACGGTTAACGCATTTAATTCTATGTCTGACGCATTAACTGACTTTGTTATGACCGGCAAAGCGGATTTTAAAGGCATGGCAGTATCAATTATACGAGATATTTCTAACATGATTATCAAGATGATGTTATTCAATGCGATAAAATCTGCCGCAAGTTCGATGGGCTTTGGTTTTGCTGATGGTGGCCCAGTTGGTGGGTACGCTACAGGTGGTCACGTTATCGGTCCTGGCACCGGCACAAGTGATTCAATCCCTGCTTGGTTGTCTAATAATGAGTTTGTAATGACCGCCCGCACAGTGGATCATTACGGCGTTGGATTTATGACGGCAATCAATCAGCGGAAACTGCCGAAATTTGCTAACGGCGGGCGCGTTGGTGGTGGCGGATCGCCGAGTTATACCGGCTTACTTAATCGCGTGGACGGCGGAAATATCTCGGTTAAAGTTATTAACAACGGTGAACCAATGGAAGCGCGAGTTAGTCGAGAGCAACGTGGCGATCAGGTTGAAATCACAGTTGAATTGATGAGGAAAATTGCGGATAGCCGTATTGCCTATCATCAACAAGAAAGTATGCGACAAGGGGGCGCGTTTGCTCGATGAAAACATTTAAGTGGTGTATTCGTCCGAATTTTGAAGTTAACAACGAGCCAAAAGTTGACGAAATGGAATTCGGGGACGGCTACAAACAGCGTCGCCCGTCTGGTATAAATGCGCTATTACAAGCTTACTCGGTGACGGTGAAAGTCAAAAATAAAGAACGGTTTGATGTACATGAGTTCCTGCGGGAACACAAAGGCATCAAGCCGTTTTTATTTAACGACCCGTACAGTGGGCAACAGGTTAAAGTTGTCTGTAAGAAGTGGCCAGCGAAAGTCGGCACTGTTTACACGGAATTTTCGTGCGATTTTGAGGAAACGTTGTAATGCCACAAGCAATTAGCAATCAATTTAAATTAGACCTCGCCAAACTTGAACAAAACGCAATGATCGAGTTTTGGGAGGTGGATTTGCGCGGGCTAAAAGATTCGGACGGCATGAGCGGCGAATTATATCGTTTTTATGCCGGTACTAATGAAATGCGCAAGCCTATTGTCTGGCAGGGGCATACATATGAAGCCTATGGCGTAAGCGCTGATGGTTTTGAAATATCAGGTCAAGGCCCGAGCAATCGCCCTACGTTGAATTTGATGAATCTTGATGGATTTGTTACCGCACTTTTGATTAGATTCGATCAGTGCTTGGGCGCCATTGTCCGCCGACGAATGGTCTATATGCAGTATCTTGACGCCGTGAATTTTGAAAACGGCAATAAGCAAGCCGATCCGACGCAAGAAGCATTAAGCCTGTTTGTCATTGAACAGGTCGCAACGCATAAGCGTGATGTTATCTCGTTTACGTTGGCTTTGCCGATGGAAACGGACAACGCTTACATATCATGCCGTATGATTACAACAATCTGCTCATGGCTTTACCGTGGCGTGCGGTTATAACGGGGCGGCGGTGGCGGACGAAAAGACCAACCCACCACCGACCTGAAAAAAGACAAGTGCAGCGGATTAGTTAGCGGATGCGCCTTGCGTAAAAATCTGCTTAATTTTGGTGGATTCCCGAGCGTTGATAAACTGGGGTAAAAAATGAACATACCAGACAAATTAAAAACCGAGTTAATAAAACTCGCTAAACAAAATGAGCCGCGCGAAATGTGCGGCTTTGTCATTTTAAACGGCGGCGAATTGGAGTTTATCAACTGCGAAAATATCGCAGACGATCCAGAAAACTTTTTTGAGATTTCGCCAGATGATTTTCTTTCCGTCGGCATGAAAGGGGATATTGTCGCTCTCGTCCATTCGCACCCAAGTGGCGAACCTGTATTGTCTCCCGCAGATTTTCAGATGCAACAAAATACGGCGCTGGATTGGTGGCTTGTCTGCGATGGGGAGATTCATGTTTTTCCGTGGGTTCCGCCGTTATTAGGGCGCGAATTTATCCACGGGCAAACGGATTGCTATACGTTATTCCGCGATTTTTACCGATTGGCGGGGAAAGAATTCCCGAATTTTGAACGTGATGATTACTGGTGGGAAGATGGCTTTAACCTGTACATGGATCACATGGAAGAACAGGGCTTTAAACGCCTAACCGACGTAAAAAAACTACAAGTCGGCGATGTCATCTTAATCCAAGTCGGCGCCGATGTGCCGAATCATGCGGCGATTTATATCGGCGATCAAATGGTGTTACATCACAGTCCGCGCAGATTATCAAAGCGGGATTTGTACGATGGATACTGGTTAAAGCACACTCATAGCTTATGGAGATTTAAAAATTGGTCACAGTTAAACTTTACGGCTCCCTTAAACAGTTTGGCAGTGAGTTTAAGCTCGATGTAAGGGACACGGCGGAGATTATCCGCGCACTATGTAGCCAGTTACCCAAGTTTAGACAAGTGCTTACACAGGGATTTTTTAAGATCCGAATTGGCAAGCGTTATATGGATAATCGATACATTGAGCGTGATATTGGTTATCAGTTAAAAGACGGTACAACGGTTCACATCACCCCGGTGGTGGCTGGTGCTAAAAGAGCGGGTATCTTTTCCGTCATTATCGGCGTTGTGCTGATGGTGGCGTCTATTTGGACTGGAGGAGCAACGTTTGCCTCCGGTTTAGCGATGACCCTTGGCGGTGTGGCGCAAATGCTAACAAAAATGCCGACTATGCCCGGACAAGGAAAAGAAGCCGAAAAGCAAAAATCGACGTCATTTACAAACTTGGCAAACATGGCGGCGCAAAATAGACCGGTGCCGCTTGCTTACGGGCGAATCCGCGCCGGGTCGTTGATAATCTCCCAAGGGGTTGAGACATACGACGTCGAGACGGCGAAAACGAGCCAAAAGCCGGCAGGTTTTAGAAAAGGCAGAATGTAAAAACGAATTGAAATTTGACCGCACTTTTATGTGCGGTTTTTTATTTTTGAGAGGTATCGCATGGGCGGTGGTGGCGGTGGCGGTGGTCATACCCCGTACGAAGCACCGGAAACGGGGCGCAGCAAGCAGGCAGTAAAAATTGTTGAAATTATCTCCGAGGGAGAGATTAAAGGGCTTGTAAACGGGGTGCAGTCTGTTTTTTTGGATAATACTCCGATACAAAACAAGGACGGGACTTGGAATTTTAGCAACGTTGAAGCTGAGGGGCGAATTGGTATCCAAGACCAAGATATTTTAGAGGGCTTTAATACGTCCGAAAAAGAGGTATCCGTTGGCACACAAGTGCGAAAAAATACCCCGCTCACAAGAACGGTATCAGATCCAAAAGTATCACGTTTGCGCTTGACCCTTGGTGTACAAAGCCTATTTCAGCAAAACGATCAGGGCGACACGCACGGGGCTAGCGTTACACTTAATATTTTTATCGGTGCGCGCGTAATCCAGTTGACAATCTCCGGCAAATATAGCTCGCAGTACTTGCGCCAAATTGAGATTGATAATCTCCCTCCGGCACCGTTTATAGTACGGGTTGAGCGTGTGGAGACAGATAGCATATCACAGCGCTTGCAGAATAATACGATTTGGGCGAGCTATACCGAAATCATCGAAACGCAATTAGCGTACCCTAATACCGCACTTGTCGGCATTAAGTTTGATTCGGATTATTTTTCCGCCATCCCTAACCGCACTTACGAGGTTTACGGGATTATCGTACAAGTCCCTAGCAACTACGACCCGCAGACGCGGACTTATACCGGTATTGGGGACGGGACTTTTAAAGCGGCGTGGTCGGACAACCCGGCGTGGGTGCTTTATGACTTGTTAAAAAATAAGCGTTACGGTTTCGGGCGCCGAATTGGTGATTTTGCCGTAGATAAGTGGGCGCTTTACAACATCGCCCGCTACTGCGATCAGTTGGTTGATGACGGTTTCGGCGGTAAAGAGCCGCGCTTTACTTGTAACGCATGGAGCACGGAGCAACGCCAAGCATACGACGTTATCAATGATATTTGTTCGATTTTCCGCGCAATGCTGGTGTGGAACGGGCGGGAATTTACGGTAATCCAAGACCGCCCCACCGATCCTGTTTGGACGTACACAAATGCCAACGTTGACAAAGAAGGCTTTACCTACTCTTATTCGGCGATGAAGGCACGCCACAACAAAATCCACGTTGAGTACGCCAACGCACAGAACAACTATGAAAAAGATGTTATCTGTGTTTCAGACGATGATTTGATCCGCCGTTACGGTTTAAACGTGAAAAAAGTTACCGCTTTTGGTTGCACCTCACGTGGGCAAGCATATCGTACCGGGCGTTGGATTTTGGAAACAGAAAAGCTGGAAACTCGCACGGTCACATTTACCGTTGGCGCCGAAGGATTAATGCACGTACCGGGCGATATTATCCTTGTTGCTGATAACGACTATGCCGGGACGCAGATTGGCGGACGCGTGCTATCAGTTGAGCAAAACACGGTAACAATCGACCGTGAGACGCAATTTAAAGCCGGTGACAAATTTATGTTTTACAACCAAGCCGCTGAGGTCGTCAGTGTTAAAGTGGCGGAAGTGTTAACGGGTAATAAATTGCGCCTGGAAGTGCCACCAGCAGGCTTAACGGAGTATGGTGTTTGGTTGCGTCATGGTGACAAAATCCAACCGCAGTTATACCGAGCATTAAGCATTAAAGAGGATCGCAATGGCAAGTACACCATTACCGCAATCCAACACGAGCCACAAAAAGAAGCTATCGTTGATAGCGGGGCGCACTTTGAACCGGTGTCATTTAGCGAGACGCCAGAAAGATACCGCATCCAAAACGTTGATGTAGCGGTGACGGATGGGGGCGTTAAATTAACATTTGATTATTTTGCGAAAAATGAATCCATCGTCAAATATCAAGTAAAACTTTACCGTACTTTTGACGGTAAAACCTCGCTATATAAAGTCTATGACGATTTGACAACCACAAGTATAACATTTGCTGGATTACCGAACGGCTCATATACCGCTGAAATCCGTGCAAAAAATGGTGTTGGTCAGCTATCCGATCCGGTAACGCGCACGTTTGAGATTAATCTCGATATTAAGCGGTTTGTAACCAAGTCATTATTGTTTGCGATTGAGCTTGATTGGGATTTGCCAAAAACCGCCGCAGTCGGAAACTATACCGAGGTTTGGCGCAGTACCACTAATGACATCAGCAAGGCGGTTAAAGTGGCAACATTGCCATACCCTCAAAACAATTACATTATGAGCGGAGTAAGCCTTAATGAGCAGTATTATTTTTGGTTGCGCTGCGGCGATAAAAACGACAATAAGGGTGAATTTACCGCCGCAGTATTTGGCGAAGCAGATCATAACCCGGATAACTTGTTAAATGCGTTAGAAGGGAAAATTACTAAATCTCAACTTGGCCAAGAGCTCATAAACTCCATTAAAGCTGATATTAATAATGCAGTTGGAGAAGAAGCTAAAACAAGACAAACCGCTGTCGCAGGTGCATTAGCTCAAATAGCTGCACAAGCCCAATCATCAGGAACCACAATTAAAAATCTTGAAAAAGCAGACCAAGCACAAGCTGAAACGATCAAAACTGTGACAGCGAAGGCAGAATCAGCTTTATCAGGTATTACTGCAGTAAGACAGGCTCAAGCGCAAAGTGATAAAGCAAATGCCCAACAAATTAACGCCTTAACCGCTAAAGTTGGCAATGCAGAATCAACAGTATCACAGGTGAGCAGTGCTGTTGCCGGGCTTAATGGCAAAGTTAGCTCAATGCATACAATCAAAACACAAGCTATTGCTGGTGGACGGACTGCTGTTGCTGGAATTGCTCTTGGTGCAAACCATGAAGAAAGTTCGGTCATTGTTATGGCCGATAAATTCGGAATTGTTGCCAATGCTAATGATGGCAATGTCAAACCTGTATTTAGTGTAGCTGATGGTCAAGTCGGTATTCGTGGTGATTTGGTTGTGGCTGGGTCTGTGACGAGAGATAAGTTGTCATCAGGTGGCGGCGGGAACCTCTTTTATAATCCGATTTTTGCTAATCCTACAGATGGTGTGCCTCACGGGTGGACTAAATTTGAGGAGGGCTTACCAGACGATAAGCGGGGGGAAAGATTATGTTTACAAGATCCTGATTATGGATTAGGCAAGGATGGATATTTAAAAAATGAGAATATCTTGAGGTGGCATAATAAATTAACAGGTAATGTAAACACAAGGTGTGGCATACATCAAAATGTACCCGTGTCAGCTAATAAATGGTATATGGTCTCCGCCTATATGGGGAATCATAGCTGCTCAAAGGTTGAAATTTATATTGATGTGCGAGGACGCAACGGAGAATGGCTATTACATAAAACCACACCTAGCGTGCCTAAAAACAAAAACTTTGTAGGTATTAATGACGCAGAGCGAGCATTTATTAAATTTCAAGTGCCGCCTAATGGTGTAAGTGTTGATGTATTTTTCTTCTTCTACGACGCTGACGGCTCAAATGCAAATGGCTGTTGGATGTTTGTCGGTCGACCAATGCTTGAAGAGTGTACCGAGCACACGACCGAGCCTAGCCCATGGCAAAATGCAGGTTTAACGGAGGTCCACGGCGGAAGCATTATTGCTAATACAATCCGCGGCGACCACATCCAAGCAAACCAAACGCTAAGAGCGCCAATAATTCAGGGTGGTCAGTTGAATATTGGTGATGGTAGATTTGCTGTAAATAATCAAGGGCTGGTGTCTATTCGCGCAAATCCAAAAGCTAACGTTGGTTTAAACATAAATAATGAGACGATCATTGTTTATGATGAGCGCGGGGTAGTGAGGGTTAAAATAGGGAGGTTATCATGATTATTTATATTGCATTAGTTACGGCAATCGCATTGGTGGTTGCTTTTTTTGTTTTTAGATGGAGACGGTTAAAAAAAGGAGGTAGTGTGCCATCATACGGGATACAAACATTTGATCATAATGGCAATGTGATCTTTGACTCTACTATGCCCAGACTTAGATTGATTGGAGAGTATATCGTATCGGCTAAATCTGAGATGTTTTTTACATACTCAATAAAGGACACTGAGCGACTAGTTGGGTGGTTGTTACCAATAGATAAGGCCCCGACAGCACAGTGGGAGGTTTTCCTTAGGGTCGAAAACAAAAAAATAACATGCTCCCCGGCTTTAAATGGGATTAAAAATCCTCATCAATACAAACTAATTATAGGAGTATATTAATATGTCAGAGTACGGTATTAATTCTTCAGGCCTTAAGATTGACTCCAAATATCGGTCTTATGTCCACAAATCAACCTACAAGTTAAGTCAAGAGTGCATTAACGGAGAGTTGACTACTGCGATGATCGATTGTGAGCCTACAGATGTTTTTGTTGTATGCGATCTACATCACTCAGATCCGCTAAACGTTAATAGATACAATTCTGTGCTGATGTATTACGACAACAACACTAAGTCATGTTGGATTTACTTTTTGCCCAGTAAACAATGGCGCCAAAGCAACTATAACAGTGCATAAATTTACTCTGGCTCATAAGTCAACGGATAAATATGGTTTTGAGATATACGACGATCGAGGGAGAGTAGTGTTAAACTCGTCCGAAAAGCCACTGTTAGTGCAAGACGTTGTAAGGCTTGGAGGGCAATCGCAAGTTACTAAAATTTATGGGTATAAGGTAGGACTGCTCGCGCAACAGTATTTTACCATACCGACTGGTAATTTTGGGAGCTACCAAGAATTACTCCCGGGTCTTAAAGTTGGCAGCAATAATTCGGTTAGCTATATGTGTTTTAACACCACCGAAATAAACGGCGAATACATCGGGGATTCGGTCCCCGCAAAGCCGATCAATGAAACATACTCAAGTATGATAATTATCAATTTATCTAACATATAAGGAAAAAA